ATACAAAGGGGCATCCAGTGCGACAGGCGACTACGGGGCATCCAGTGCGACAGGCGACTACGGGGCATCCAGTGCGACAGGCTACTACGGGGCATCCAGTGCGACAGGCTACAAAGGGGCATCCAGTGCGACAGGATACAAAGGGGCATCCAGTGCGACAGGATACAAAGGGGCATCCAGTGCGACAGGCGACTACGGGGCATCCAGTGCGACAGGCAACTGTGGGGCATCCAGTGCGACAGGATACAAAGGAAAGTCGGCAGCAGAAAACCAGAATAGCGTAGCAGTCGCTTGGGGGCCAGAAGCAATGGCAAAAGGTGTAAAAGGATCCACACTTGTTCTTGCGGAATGGAAACGGATTGATAATGATGCATGGTACTGGAAAGAGGAAGCGTGGGATTTTATAGGATCGTTAATGGTTCGTGTGGATGGCGAAAAAGTAAAAGAAAACACATGGTACACATTAAAGAATGGTGAACTCATGGAGGTAGAAGATGAAATATAAGGTTGGAGATAAGGTAAAAATCAAAGAAAATTTGATTGTTGGAAAAACATATGGTGGTTTATATCTGCATGATGGTGCTGGGAGACATATTGGAGAAGAAACGATAGTAACAAAAGTTGAAAGAGAACGCTACAGGGTAGCTGTTGATAATTCTTCGAGAATCTGGACAAATGAAATGCTTGAACCTGTAGAAGAAATGAGTGCGGAAGAAGCTGTTAGTCTGTATGCAAAAATGTGCAAAGACAACAATTGCTATGCTTGTCCAGTCTATAAAAAAAGTGGAGAGTGTGGCTGTGAAGAATTTGCAATCAATCATCCAAAAGAGGTTATTGAAAGTCTCAAACAGTGGAAAGCAGACCATGAGAAAAAGCCGATAGAGACGGAATTTATATGGTATCTGTTGGTAGTAGAAGAAAAAACACATATCGTGAAGCATGAAAAACCATTAAAGATTGAACGTGAAAGAACAACGGATGAACAAAAAGAAGAACTTCTTAGAGAATGGTGCTCTGAACACGATGGGAAATATTATGTAACAACTGAGCGCAGATGCGTAGTAAAGGAGTAACCATGAACACAGGAGAAAAGATTGATTACATGATTCAGTGCTTGAAAGTGGCAAAAGCTGAGTATGAATACGAAGCTGAACATTATGCACATGAATGTGCTGAGGACTATGACTGGCTGAATAAGCATCATATCACGAACAAGGCACTGATTAGAGAGAATCTAAGGAATGTGGCAAGGATGGGATTCAAGGTAGCAAACGAGGTGAAATGATGGATGGACTAATTGTAAAAAAGAGATGGTTAAATCTTATCCTTAGTGGGAAGAAAACTATTGAAATAAGAGGTAGTAATACCAAGAAAATAGGACAGCCGATCTATTTACTGGAAAGTGGGACAAACCTTGTGAAAGGCACATGTATTATAGACTCTACATATCCAATATCCTGTTCTGATTGGTCTGAGGAAAGAGAAAAACACTGTGTTGACATATCTTATTCAGAGTTGAAGAAAAGGTATAAAAGACCTCATGCGTGGGTACTAAGAAATGTGAAACTGACGGAAGAAGAATGGAAGTACGAACATCCAAAGGGTGCGATTATATGGGTAAAAGATGTAATGCCGGCATATGAACTGCAAACTGGATATATAGACGTAATTCTTAGAAACAATATGTAATTTACGGAAAGGAGTACGGAGCTCCGGCCGGGCAAAGATATATCGGCTCCTTTCGAGAAAATGAAAAAAGAAGAATTCATAAAACTTGCACCGAAATGCGGATATGGCAGTGAAGACCGAGCAAGAGATTATACAGAGCGAAATCCCAAAATGCATTATAGCGTGGATGATTTTATAAAACTCTACCATGAACCAACAGATTCTATGCACTGGAACGGCATACGTGCTACGAAAGGATTGTATGAAATGTACGGGATTAACGGAAGAACTACTGCTAAGAGGAATGGAGTAGCCGGGAATGATAGTTCAAGACAGGATTGGGGGATGTGAGAGTGAAATTTATAGACTGGTTCGCCGGAATAGGTGGTTTTAGAAGGGGAATGGAGCTGGCCGGACATGAATGTGTCGGTTTTTGCGAATTTGATAAATTTGCTACAGCGAGTTATATTTCCATGCACCTTCTCACCGACGAGCAGAGAGGGAAGTTAGATGAATTGCCACAGAAAAAAAGGCAGAAGGAGATTTTAAAAGATGAATACAGAAATGGAGAATGGTACGCAAATGACGTTAGAAGAGTGTGTGCCGATGATATTCCGAAAGCAGACTGTTGGTGTTTCGGATTCCCATGCCAAGACATCTCAGTTGCAGGAAAACAACTTGGATTTCAAGGAAACCGTTCAGGCTTGTTTTTCAGAGTTATGTACCTTATCGGACAGCTCAAAGAAGAAGATAAACCCACTTACCTTTTCATTGAGAACGTTAAGAATTTGCTTAGTGTTAATGGAGGATGGGATTTCGCCAGATTGCTCATTGAAATGGAGCAGGGGGGGTATGATGCAGAATGGCAAGTGCTCAACTCCAAAGATTTCGGAGTACCACAGAACAGAGAAAGGTGTTTCATTATCGGACATCTTAGAGGGAGAGGTTCTGCAAAAGTATTTCCTGTCGAAAGAGCAGACGGAGAAAATAGTGTTTCGTTAAATTTGTTCGGCTGTTTGAACGGGAGAAATTCACAGAGGGATAGAGTATATAGCAGCGAAGGATTAGCTCCGACTATAAGTACAAAACCTGGGGGGAATACAGAGCCAAAAGTTCCAATTATTTTTGACACAAGCTATATTGGACAAGATGGAAAAGCGAGAGAGTATGAAGGAATATGTCCAACACTGACAAGTAGGGATTACAAAGAACCTAGAAGTGTTGGTGTTGTGTGCAATGTTAATCCATCGGGTAAAGGGATGAACGGAAATGTATACGATTCAAACGGTGTGAGTCCGAGCCTAACAACAAATAAAGGGGAGGGGAATAAGATCGCAATTCCTGTTCTTACTCCTGATCGAACAGAAAAAAGACAGAATGGGAGACGATTCAAAGACGATGGAGAACCAATGTTCACACTGACAGGACAGGACCGGCACGGAATCGCGGTTGAAGTCAAAGAAGCAACGAAACAAGGTTATGCAGAATGCAGAGTGGGAATTGACAGCGTGAACTTCCAAATGCCAAACAGCAAGACAAGAAGAGACCGAGTAGGACATGGTGTAGCAAATACACTTGACACAAGTTGTAATCAAGGAATATTTGTCAAGGTATCTGACGAATTGATTGTATATGCGGTCTGGTATGAAAAATATCAGTGTTACATAGCAATCAGAAAACTAACTCCAAAAGAATGTTTCCGGCTACAAGGTTGGACGGACGATTATTTTGAAAAAGCACAGTTCGTAAATTCGGATAGCCAGTTATACAAGCAAGCCGGAAATGGAGTCACTGTGAATGTGATTGAAGCAATTGCAGAAAAATTAAGATTTGCGTAAAAAGGTGAAAAATATGGCTAAAAGACCAGATGCAGTAGTAAATAAAATTCAATTCGATTCAAGCGAGGTAGATATGGCACTTAGAAAACAAATTCCAGAAAAACCGATATTTCTACATAACAGGAGCGATACTTGTTCACTGTGGGAATGCCCGCAGTGCAAAAGAAGATTTACGACAACACATAAACCTGGAGTGCTTGATGGGACAGATATATATTATTGCCCTAAATGTGGAAAAGCATTTGATTGGAGAGATTAATTATGTACATTGAATTAAGAAAGATAGACAAAGACGCATTGAAAGTCGGGGATGTGGTAGGAGTTGCAAGAGAGGTGAGCTGCGGATGGAAATCATCATTCCGACACCAGTTAATTACTCCGGCAAAAATTACAAGAATTACTCCGAAAAGGACAAAGATTGAGACAGATCAATTCGGAGAACATGATAAGAATGAGATTTTTTATGAGTATGATGAAAATGCAAAAAAAGAAAATGAATTAGCTATCATGTTTAAACAATTTAAAGATGGAAGACGTGCGTTTGAGGACTTTGACAGGAAATACGGTCTTGGTTCGATTAAAGATGAAGATATCCAAAACATGGCATATCATATGAAAGCAATTATGGAAATTATAGAGAAATACAAGGAGTAGCAATGTTTGAAGAATTATATAAATTCATATCCAGATTGCATTACGGGATAAAGTTCATGCCGGAAAAGGATTTTGACGAGCTTTTATCTCGGTGCGACTGGGAGCAAAAGATGTATGCATTGTGCTTTAGATATTTGTAAACGTGGAGAAAAATCATGAAAGTACCTTGACAATTGAATATTGATGGTTGGAATGGTATAATTTCCGTATAAAATATACGGGGAGGAAAATGCCAATGAAATGTCCATTTTGTAAAAGCGAAAATACCGAAAGAATTAGTGAAAGTACAGTCTTAACAAAACGAATTCCAGAAAAAGTAAGTGTGCAAGGGAATGTAACTTGTACAGAACCTGAAAATATAATGTCGGTTGAAACGCAAAGGTATATATGTCTTGATTGCGGATTTGTTTTTGAAAAACTAAGCGAATCAGATTTGAAACGGTATAAAGAAGCATAATTTCATCTACCAACCATCAAATATTCGGTGGTTGGTATTTTTTTACCCATTTTTAGGGAGAAGAGGGATAAATTGAAGAAAATAATATATTTGATTCTGCTGTGCATCTGCTTAACTGGGTGCGCTGATAGTAATTCGGCAGAAACCAGGGACGAAATTAGATACTCTTATGAAAATGCAGATTCGGTTATTACTTACATAGATATGAGAAAGTGGTTCGCATATGTTCCAAGATGGCAGTGGGAGATAAAGGTCGAATATGACGGACTGACTTATGAGGAAGACGATTATGCAAGCGGAATGATGAATGAGCCAAGTTTCGCTGACAGTCAAAAAGGAGATTCTGTGACTGTAGAAGTAACAGAAAAATATGTTAACGGAAAACTGGTAGACCGATATATATCGGAAATTAGATAGGGAGAAAGGAACGAATTATGAAATTAGTATGCTACATAGTATGCATGATTATGGTATGCATGGTGATAGTACTTGCAACAAATGAAACAAAAATCGTAAAGAAAGAAGCATATCTGGACGGATATAAGAAAGCGTTAAAAGAATGCCACAAACTTCCGACAAGGCCTATCATCTTGGACGAATCCACGGGAGATATTGATTTCAAATGCTCATATTGCGGACATGAATATATAGTGCCGGAAGAACACAAACCGAAATACTGTAGCGAATGTGGAAGAGAGATTGACTGGGAGGATAGAGCACATGGGATGCAATGCTGAATGTGTAGTAGATAAGACAAAACATAAATGTTGCCTGGAATGCGAAAAGTACGAAGAATGCACTATTCTGTGTGCTGATTTAGACCAACACGAATACATGGAAGAATGCCCGGATTATGTAAAGGAGGATGAAGACAATGAGAATAATTAGCCAAAGTGGATCATTAGATATGCCATACGAACTTGTAGAGTTAGAAATACTCGAAGTAAAAAATGAATTAAAAACTATGTACAGTAAAGGTTTCATGGTGGTGGCATGTGCACCATGCAATCATGCAAATTTAATTGATCTGTCAAAAAACCATGTACTCGGAGTATATTCTACCGGGGAGAATGCTAAAAAGGCTATGGAAATGTGCAGAAACAGGTACGCATGGTGCAAAATAAGAATCCACGGAATGAACTCACTCACTATGGCTATGAGTTTTCAGAAAACAGATGAAATAGAACAACTTTTAAAAACGTTTGCGGAGGAAAATGTTTTTAAATTTCCAGCAGATGAAGAGGTGGAATAAATGTACTGGGTAGACAGAAGCACTGGCGAGATCGTATCTGAAAGAGACAAAAATAAACCTCTATGGGCATATTATGAATACCTAAGAGATTATGGGAACGGAGTTATTATAGAGAGTTACATAATAGGAGAGAACCCGTTCTGCCGGATAGATTTTGCATATTGTGTCGGCGATAAGTATGTAAACCTAAAAAGAGATTGCCATTTCAAAAATCACGGCGTGGATAGAAACGATGTTAGATTGTGCGCCATAACCGTTCCAGCTAAAGAATATGACGAAAAGATAAAAGAGCTGAGTGAAAAAGGAGAATAGCATGGATAATACATATGCACCAATGGAAAATAAAGAACAGGAAAAGATAAAGGTAGAGAGCATTGATACCATAGTGACTATGCACGTAGACAAGCCATATTACGAAAATAAGTATAGAGAAGTGGGTGATAAATGCTATCACATTGGGTATAGTTCTTATTATTTGGACGTTGCTCTTGAATATAGAAAGAAATATTTTGAGGTAGTAGAAAGAGAAAGCGACTGGATTCCATGTAATGAAAGAAAGCCAAAAGGTACCGTACTTTGTTGCGATGATAGAGGAAATATGTTAGTTGGACTTCTATACGAAGACGAAGCGGGATATATGGCATATGGCGATGATGGACAAGAAATGTATAACTGTGTTGCATGGATGCCGTTGCCGGAACCATACAAGGAGAGCGATTATGAGACTGATTGATGCGGACAAGCTTATAAGAAGAATGAGAATTGATATGGACCGTATGAAATACCAATACAATCTTGATGTTATAGAGGGAATGAGCCTTGCGATAGGATACATAGTTGGAAGACCGACAGCTTATGACACGAATAAGGTTATCAAACGCATTGAATCCATCAAAGAAAATGGCGCTTGTGCAAGAGAAGATTGTGGACATTGCAAATATTTCAAGACCTGTTGGGATGGCGAAATGAGTGATAGGCTTGCGCTTGATAAGGCAATTGAAATTGTGAAACGAGGTGGAAGAGATGAAAAATAAAGAGAAGTATGCAAAAGAGATTATGGAGGTTGCTTGTAGTGGAGACAGTATTGCAGTAACCAAAGGAAGTGAACGTATAGTAAAGTGCGGTAGTATTGCTTGCAGTGAATGCTTATTTGCACCTCCTAATTGTGTAAAGGAAATAAGAGAGTGGGTAGAGCAGGAGTACATTGAAAAGCCAGTGATTAGTAAGAGAGATAGAGCGTTTTTGGAGTATTTCAGAGAAGAGCGTAGATACATTGCAAGAGATAAAAATGGCAAGGTGTTTGTATATGAAACACAGCCAAGAAAAGGGGAAAAGTATTGGAATTGGATTGGTGATTGTTGTTTGAGTTTGAATCGACACTTCAATGTTGATTTTCCAATGGTCAAATGGTCAGATTTCGAACCGTGGCTTATCGAGGACTTGAAGAAACTGGAGGTAGTTGACAGATATGAATAGAGAAAAAAGCGTTAGAGGATGCACTTAATGATGAATGCGTTTGAAGAAAAAACAAAGGAAAATACGGTAAAAAGAAAGAAAAACTACTATTTGGTCAAAAGCGATGTATTGGGATATGCAAGAAGGAAGGGATTGATTAATGGCCGGAGTAAGAGACAAATATCTGAGAGGGGCACATAAAGACATCTACTACATAAGCGAAGAAGATGAAAAAAAGATGTTGAACGAATGCCAGAGGATGCGTGGAAACGATCAGCTTGAATTACTGAAATGGTGTCAAAATGCGAATAATGACTTGTCTGGTATATTGTTCTTCTCACTTATAACAGGAATCGGATATGACTATATAAGCAAAAGATACTGGATACCGATTGCAAGAAAAGACTTCCAGGGATATCGGAGGAAAGTCTTAGATGAAATGTACAGGTGGATACTTTGGGGAGAACATGACGATGGGAAGATGGCTGAAAGGTTATTCGGAATAAAAAGGCATAAACATGGGAATACTACCGAAAAGGAGTGATGCGGATGGTAAGAATCTTTGTGAACGGAAAACAGGTGACAAAAGAAGAACTTTCGAATTATGAAATCCATAGCAAAGCGGTAAAAAGGATTCTTTCAGAGAAGTTGACAAAACATAAGTGATATTTTAGAATTGACCTTGATAGAATCTTGGTCAATTCTTTTTTTGTTGAAAGGAGAATTGACATGAAAAAATTAAATGTAGGTTATATGAGAGTGTCTACAGAAGCACAGACCGAAAAGTATGGTCTTGATGTCCAAGAAGACAAGATAAAGGAACTTGCAAAGAAAAGGGGCGTGAAGATAGCCAGATGGTATGTGGACGGGGGATATTCCGGGAGCAATATTCAAAGGCCGAACATACAGAAACTTCTGGAGGATGCAGAAGCCGGAGAAATCCAGGCAGTATACATCTATAAGCTTGATAGAATGAGCCGTGATGTTGTAGATACTCTTACGCTTGTGAGTAAACTATTGCCAAAATACAATGTAGAGGTAGTATCAGCTACAGAGGATTTGCGGAATGAGACACCGATGGATCGTGTAATGCTAGGCGTTAATGCGGTCATGGGGCAATACGAACGTGAGGTTATCTATATGCGCACAAGAGCCGGAATGCTAGAACGTGTTAAGCGTGGACTGTGGATGGGTGGCGGTACAATACCTTACGGATATAGGTACGACAGGAACGATGGGATATTACATATCATTCCGGAAGAAGCGGAAAAGGTAAAAGCTATCTTCCAGATGTTCCGGGACGGATATTCGTGTGATAGGATTCAAAAAATTCTCGGGATGCATTCGGAGAAGCTCGTGTCTAACATCATTAGGCGAATAGCCTATGTAGGTAAAATACAATATAAAGGGAAAACATACCAAGGCTTGCATGAACCGATCATAGACGAAAAACTTTTTTACGAAGTACAGGAAGAGATAAAAAAGAGATCCACAAATGCTTATGTAAGCAACAAGTATATGCTTACCGGGTTGTGCTACTGTGGAAAATGCGGTACTAAAATGCGGATGCAGAAGTGGGGAAAGTACACCAAGATAGTATGTTATTCACAGTACAAGGGAAAAGAGCATATCTCTAAGACAGGGAACCCTTGCAAGAACAAAAAGGTGCGGGCAGATGTGGTAGAAAAAGAAGTAGAGGACTGTTTTAAACGATTCATCGTTAATGTCGAAGAAAAAGAGAATGAATCTGAAAGCACTCGGAAGATGATAGAAAAAGAGATATCACTAAGCGAAGCAAAACTGAAACGCCTATATACATTGTATGCAAGCGGTAACTCCGGTACAGATACGCTTTTGGATGTCATCCAAGCAGAAGAAAAAACACTGAAAAACCTACGGGAAGAATTAAAGGCAGAAGACATCCGGGAGAAAGCCGGACGTGGAGAAAAGATAGAGAAAATAAAAGAGATGTCCAACGTGTGGGATACACTGACGGATTCTGAGAAAAACAAGGTGCTAAAAGAGTGTGTTGAAAAGGTAGTTATCACAGGAGATGACATAGACATACATTTTAGCATATATTAATAGGTACTTTCTCGCATTCCAACCATCATCCCAACAGCGGTAGGAAGTGGAGAAAAAGAAGAAAAGACCAAGATTCTATTATATGATTAAGATAATAAAGACGGGAGCCTAAAATATAAATACATAGATTAATAGAAAAGATTTTGAAAATAATTGAAATCTTTTATTTTTTTACTTGACTAGTGGACACCACTGTGATATAATAAAGACAGTTAAAAAACAGAGAACATCACAGGAGGTAAAGAACAATGATGAAAGTTAAAATGTTTAATGGAGCAGAATTAGAGGTTGGAGAAGAAATTAGATTTGCAGATTTATGGCAGACAGAAGACGGAGATGTAGAGGAACTTCTCGAAAGCGAATGCGTACACGTTGCAAACGGAGAATATGACGAACCAATCATTGCAGATTTCGAAATCGTAGCAGAAGACGAAGAAAATCTAGTTAACACACTTGTAAAAATCACAGACATAAGATAAGAGAGGAGATAGTAATGGAGAAAGCAAAAAGAAACGTAATGATAAACAAAGCAGGAGGGACATCCGGTAAGAATACCAAAAACTACCGTATTTCCATTCCGGTAGGAATGATAAAGGCAATGGGTGTGACGGAAGAGGATAGAAGCGTTGTCCTGGAAGAAAAAGACGGTGTGATCACAATCAGAAAAGGAGGAAAATAAAATGGCAGTAACAAGAACATGGAAAGTATATGGAGCAGAGGGACACAGACAGAGAGAAAGTTTCAGCAAATCTACAAAATATGATTTTTCAGAAAACGGGGAAACAAGAATTGTAGAAGTTATTAATTCTGATCAAACAGGTACGAATGAATATTCGATAATCAGAATCACAAGAGACACAGCAGAAGAATGCGAAGAAGAGTTTGACGGACAACTTTCTGATGGCGTTTTTGAAAATTCAAGGGTTGGATGGTTTGAAGAGATATAAAAGAAAAACAGCGCTGACGAACGGCTATTCGTCAAGTGCTGTTTTTGGTAGTTAATGCATAATTCATACCATACTTTTACATCATTCTCAAGCATTACTTTCCGATAAGTATAATATCAAAAATATGAAGAAAAGTCAATAAAACGCTTGACTAGTGGACACCACTATGATATAATAAAGACAGTTAAGAGAGGAACACATCACAGGAGGTAAGAACAATGATGAATGTAGAAAAAATCTTAGAAACAATTAAAGAAAATGATTATAGCATGGTAGCAATTCGCCATTGTTGTCCGGATGAAGAATATAAAATTGGTGACATTTGTAGAAACAGCTTTGAGTGGAATGAAGAATATGAGTGCAGTTCATATGACACAGAAGAACCAGAGGAAATGGACGGCGTATGTGGATACGCAATGTTTGAACTGATTGACACTGATGATGCAGAAGAAGCAAAAGAGATAATCGAAAGAGCTATTGAAGAATCATCTATCTACGATGGAAACAACATTGTAATAATCGGTGGGGATTCTTACTCTTATGGGAATGACGAAAACGAAGTAATTGTTGAAGAAGCAGAAGTAATTGAAATTGCATAAAGGGGAAAAAATGAGCGAATGGAACGAAATTTTAAAAAAATATGAAATACTTGGAGTGGAAAGCGTTATTCCGATTGCACATATCAGAATAAGACCAGATGTCAGAGTTTTGATAGATGCATATGGAAATTTCATTGGAGCAACAGCAACGAAGAACGAAAGGTGCTCCATCCCGTGTACGATCAATTCAGAAAGTAGGACATCTGGGATAGCGCCACACCCGATTCACGACAATATGTCATATGTATGCGGAGACTATCCACAATATAAAAACCGTCATACAGCATATATGGAGCAGTTGAGGGAATATATAGAAAGCGTAGATGACCCGGTAGCGAAGAGCACATATCAATACTTGAGCAAAAGAGCTATACGCTATGATATCAAACCAGTTTCTGAAAAATTAGATACATCAGAGGAAAAACTTATGATAATATTTTCTGTGTTAACCAAGGAAGAGACACATATGCTTTTTAATTCGAGATATAGGGATGAAGTAGTCTATGCCGGATTAATGGATAGAGGAACTATAAGCACGCAGTGGAGAGATTATTATATTTCTACACTCGAGAAGAATGGTATTTGCGGAATTACAGGAGAACCAGATTATATACCAGACAAGTACCCTAAGGGGATTCGCAATCCGGCAGATCAAACGAAATTATTTATGGTAACACCGAAGCAATTGGACGGGATGCCAACGATAGCGCCTGGGTACATTGCGTCTCAGAAAATTATTCACACATTACAATTCATGATTTACGAGGGTGATTCTTGGGCATATAAGATTTTAAAGGATCAAGAAGAATTGCCGGAAGAATACAAGAAATGGGTAAAAGAATATGAAAGAAAAAAGGCATAGCTAAAAGCTATACCTAGATTCTGAATTTCTTCTTAAATTCTAACATCTTTCAACTCAACGTTCCACCATTGACTGGAACGACACTCACGAAAATCATGGAACCGTGAGAAACAACAAAGATTGCTGATAGATATATATTAATCTTAAAAAGATAAAAAGTCAATATGGAAAAAATAAAAGAGACAAAGAAATAAACATAGAACAACCAAACATTGAAAAAATGTGCATTTTATGGTAAAATATAAGTATCAAAACAGTAATAAAACTAAATAACGGGGACAATGAATAGCACTTCTGACGGTAAGATGTAATTATCGTGGGAGGTGCTATTTTTGTATGCGGAAAAGGTAGGTGAGTGTATGGCAAATCTAAATAGCATTGCTAAGAAGTTACAGAAAGCAATACTACAAAAAGGATTAGTTATAAAGATGGGGACAAGTCAGTTTTATTCTGTGGAGCAAAATAGACTTATCACCATGTACATCCTATCTACCAGAGTATTAGAAAGAAAGAAAAACGGGGAATGGAAATATTATGATTATGAAATTATCCGAACAGCATCACAGATAGAGATTGTAAATTGTTTAAATGATATATGGAGGGCGGTGAAAGAATGATTGAGACTTATGCGGAAGCAACAGAAAACATAATTAAAGAAGAAATGCAGAAGAAAATTAGTGACATGATTACAAAGAATGAAAAGCTGAAAGAAAAGAATGAGTATCTGCAAAAAGAGGTAGAAGACGCAAAGGCTGTCGGAGAACGGGCACTGTGCGAAGTACAGGAACTTACTAAAAAGAATAAGAGACTGGTAGAAGAACACAACAGGCAGAATGGAACAATACAAGCACTCAATATTGCACTGGATGTCATTACAGACAGATACAGTAACCTCAGAAAGAGACTGTGTGGAACAGGCAAGGGTGGTGAGTAGAATGAACGTACAGCTTTTAAGATGCCATTCTAATACTAAAAAATGTACTAGTGTCAACAATGAAGATAGCAGATCTGAAAAAACATGGGAATGTAGAGACGGAGACATATATATTGCAACGGCAGAGATACCAAGAGAGGGAACGGTTATACTTGCAAAAGTAGAGAGAGGAAAGAACAGAAAGTGGTCTGTTAGTAAAAAGGTAATAGAGATTAGCACAGATATGGTAAGAAAGTGTTTTAGCAAAGTAGATGAATACGTGGAAGAGGGTGGGTAGATGCAGAAAGGAAAAGAACTCACTCCGAAGCAGAAAGCATTTGCAGATGAATATCTGACTGATTTGAACGGGACGAGGGCGTATAAAGAAGTTTATAGAAATGTAAAAAATGATGCGACAGCAGCAGCAGCAGCTTCGAGATTGTTAAAAAACGTTAAAGTAAAAGCCTATATTGCTGAACGGATGAAAGAGATACAGAATGAAAAGACAGCCGACCTTGAAGAAGTGATTCGATTCTTCTCTTCCGTCATGCGTGGAGAAGTAAAAGACCAGTTTGACCTCGACGCTACTATTTCCGACCGCCTGTCTGCCGGACGTGAACTCATGAGGTGGTATGAGAAAGCCGATGGAGAAGAAAAAGAAACCGGTGGAATCACGATCATAAATAATATTCCAAAACCGGAGGGCGCAGATGGGGGAGATTAAGCTTACAGATGTGATAGCTCCGGCTTTTTACGGTGTACATTGGGATATCATAGATGGAAAACATACGTATTATGATTTGTCCGGCGGCCGAGGCTCGACTAAATCTTCGTTTGTCGGTACAGAGATACCACTTGGAATGATGCAAGACGCAGTTAATGGCATACATTCAAATGCGGTGGTGTTCCGAAAAGTCGGGAATACACTAAGAGAATCGGTATTTGAACAAATCGCATGGGGAATAGATGCGCTTGGAGCATCGGACGAATGGACATCGAGTTTAAGCCCTATGCAGTATGTGTATAAGCCAACAGGACAGAAGATAATCTTCCGTGGGTTGGATAAGGCAAAAAAGACGAAATCCATAAAGATTAGCAAAGGATATTTTAAATATCTGTGGTTTGAGGAATTGGACGAATTTGCCGGAATGGAAGAGGTGCGAATGACACAACAGTCTGTTCTTCGTGGTGGCGAAAAATTCGTTGTTTTCAAATCGTTCAATCCACCGATCAGCAACAGCAACTGGGCGAATAAGTATGTAGCAGAGCCGAGAGCAGACAGCTTAAGACATAAGAGTGACTATAGATCTGTTCCGGTAGAATGGCTAGGGCAACAATTCATCGATGATGCTGAGTATCTGAAAAAAACCAACCCGAGAGCTTATGAACATGAATATCTTGGAATCCCTGTAGGACTTGGCACAAATATCTTTGAGCTATTGGAGATTAGAGAGATTACAGATGAAGAGATAAGTAGGATGCAATCTATCTACCAGGGCGAGGACTGGGGATGGTTCCCGGATCCGAAAGCGTTTTTACGTGTTGCTTATGTTCCGAACCAACAGAAAGTATACGCACTGGATGAATTGGGCGGTTGCAAAATAAGGAACAGCGAGATGGCACGACAGATCAAAGAAAAGGGATATGATGATTGCGCTATTTATTGTGGAGTGGATGAAGAAGAGAGTATTGTTGACTTCCGGGATGCCGGACTTCCGGCACGTAAAGCAATCGTGACACCGGGTAGCCGAAAGTATACGTTTGAGTGGTTACAATGCCGTACGTTGGTGATTGACCCAAGACGGACACCAAGACTGTACAAAGAGGTTATAGAGTATGAGCATGAGCGAGACGGCAATGGTGAAGTGATAGCAGATTACCCGGACGGTAACGACCACTGGATTGATGCGTTGAGGTATGCTACCAGTCCAATATCTATGAGACGTGGACAGAGTGCGTAGGAAAAGGTGAGCAGATGGGAATTATAGACAAGATAAAGGCGGTGTGGGATAAAGTGTTTAAAGTAAATGATGCAAAAAAAATATTCGGAATAGAAATGGGGCGGTCATCTGATATGGATACTGCCCTGTCGAAGTACAAAGACATGCGATCTGGTATTCCGTATTGGTGTACCGGGAGGATAAAGCCAACAAGGTTTTCAAACGTGATTTGCCGTGAGATAGCAAACCTCACACTGTTCAATGCGGATATTCAGATTACAGGGAATGATGAACTGCAAAAGAGATTTGATAGCGTAATGAACACATTACAGGAGAAACAAGAGGAAAGCTGTGCGACCTGTGGAATGATGATCAAAAGTAATGGTGATGATGTGGAGTTTTTGGATCCGGATTACTTTCTGATTACAGACACTAACACGGACGGGGATGCGTTAGCAGCTATCTTTTTCTCATACCTCAAAAAAAATGACAAATACTACACAAAAGCAGAGTATCACAGATTTGAAGATGTCGGACTGGAACGTGTATACCATATATCCAGTAAGGCTTTTAAATCAGACAACAAAGATATGATCGGTACAGAGATCACGCTTGACAGGGTGGATGAGTGGAAAGACATTGAGCCGGAAGTTTACGTACATGGGTTAGAATATCCACTGTTCGTCTACTGGCGCAATCCTTACGCAAATGCAATTGACAAGGAATCCCCATTGACGGTCCCGGCATTTTCGGAGTGCATCGAGGAATTGAGATGGCTTGACATTGCATTAAACATGATGGGGGATGAAACAGAAGATAGTAGGCATATTACTTACGTACCACAGACAGCTATCGAATATGCAAATAATCACTCTATTGAATTGCCAAGATTTATTCAAGGAATCGAAATGGGAACGAACGAAGATAGCATCAAAGAGCACTCCCCAACATTATTAGTAACTGAGCGTGTAGCCGGTATTAACTTCTTGTTGTCCATCATCGGATATAAATGCGGATTTTCAAACGGATATTTCTCTTTCGATCAAAATCAAGGCATACAGACAGCAACCCAGGTAGAATCTGACGATAGACGTACACTGCATACCATCCAGGCGTTTCGCAACATTCTGGATGGGAAAAACCATGATGGAATACTACACAGAATCATCTATATCCTGTATGCAGTCGGCACAGCAAACGGAACTATCCCGGCAACTAATTACCAAACTGCATGCGATTTTGAAGACCTTGTATACAACTTAGAGGATGATCGTGCACGGTGGTGGAATTATGTTTTACAGGACAAGGTTCCGGCATGGATGTATTTTGTGAAATTTGAGAGCATGACCGAAAGTGAAGCGAAAGCAATGATAAAAGAAGCACAGGAACAGAACAAGCCGGACAGCGGATTGTTTGGCGAGGAATAGGGTACAACACATACCTTATTCTTTCGTAAACTTAAGAAAAAGGAGTGATATTATGTTTAAAAATTGCGTATTAAAACCAAACGTAAACACTGTTAAATGGCTGAAAGCAACAGGCATAAGATGTGTTAAGACGATGGCACAGACTGCACTTGGATTTGTAATCGTTGGAAAAGGAATCTATGAAATTGATTGGAAATATGCAATCGGAGTAACAGCCGTAGCCGGAGTGGCAAGCTTTCTTACATCTGTAGCCGGTATTCCGGAAGTAGAGGGGGAATAAAGATGGCAACAAGTACTATTAATATCATTGTTATCTGTGTTTTTCTGCTTTTACTAACGAAAATTCCCGGTGGAAAGGGTAAGTAATGCTTGCACCGGAATATCTCTTCCATGTGACAGAGGGAGCAGAAAAGATAACATCGGATATGCATAAGAACATCATGGACATGATCGTTGAGCGCATAATGGTCCGTATAGGTCGTGGGGAAGATTATCTTCTTACGGCTACGGACAGGTGGCAGATACAGGTATTACAGGAATCCGGCTACTTACTGGAAGACATACAAAAAGAGATTGCTGACAAAACGAAAAAGCAAGAGAGAGAGCTTAAAAGCGCATTCGAAGAAGCCGGTATAAAAGCTATCGAGAGAGACGATGCGATATATAGGGCGGTAGGCCTATCACCTACGCACTTATTGCAATCTCCGGCATTGCTCAGAATACTAGAAAGAGATTATAACGCTACGTGCGGAGAATGGAGAAACCTTACACGAACAACGGCAGATGAAGCACAGAAGTTGTTTTTGAAAGAGGTCGACACAGCTTACCGCATGACATCAAGCGGTGCCGTATCATATACACAAGCTGTCAGAAATGCTGTTGACAGGATGATAAAGCAAGGCGTTAAAGTATCGTATCCGTCCGGCAGAGAAATGAGCATAGAATCAGCCACAATGATGACTGTCCGCACAGGGATAAGCCAGTGTACCGGATCAATCGCACTAAAGCGAATGGAAGAATTGGAATGGGACACCATCTTGGTATCTGCACATGTGGGAGCACGAATTGGTGATGGCGGTAACAATCCAACGAACCACTTTTGGTGGCAAGGAAAATTCTATTCCCGGACAGGCAAAGACAAGAGGTTCCCGGACTTCCGAACATCAACAGGCTACGGAACGGTGACTGGTTTGTGTGGCGTGAACTGCAGACACTCTTTCGGATCCGGTGACGGTGAAAACAATCCATATGCGGATATTAACCTGTCGAGCGAAGACAATATCAAAGCGGAAGAGCGTGCGAAAAAGCAACGGCTTATGGAAAGACGCATTCGCAACAACAAGAGAGAGATTCAGAATTTGCAGACTGCTATAGATGCGAGCGGAGATGATAAGCTTAAATTCGAATTGCAACAAATGTATGACCGCAAATCAGCGGTACTCAGACGGCAGAATAAGCAGTATCGTGATTACTGCAAAGAAAATGACCTTAAAGAATATTCGGAACGGCTACGGGTAGCACAGTGGGATAGGTCACAGGCTGTGAAATCAGCAAAAGCAGCACAGAGATATCTTAATGCGAAAGGTGATGTAAAATGAGTGGATTGACAAGAATGGCAAAAATGTGCAGAGAGTGTCCGTTTAAGGACAGGTGCAAGAATAAGCGGTTGGAGAAAGAAGCGTATCTTATACCTTTTACCTCACCGATTATTGAAGATATGGCATCACCTGTATTAAAGGATCATGATTACAGAAATGTAAAGGTCGCAGAAAACACGACAATCACTATTGATGTAGAGGAATTGAAAGAGAGAATGCGAAAAGAGATATACAGGCAAGCCGGAATCGGATTGAATTATGGAGCGTAACACATGGAATTAATAACACAGATACTTGCTATATGCGGTGCTATATCTGTTGTCGGTGGTGCTGTTGCGGTGCTTTCCGGGTGGTACAAATCATGGAAAGCACCAAAAGAAAAACAAGACAACCGTATAGAGCAGATTGAAAAGCGAATAACGAACATTGAAACATCTATCACAGGGATTAATCAGAAACTTGATAACGATTATAAGAACATAAGGAATACGAGGGATGATATGAATCTATTAATGAGAAGTATGTTTAATTTGATCGAAAACAAAATCACAGGGAATAACATTGAGGGTTTAAAAAAAACTCGGGAAGAGCTTGTAAATGCTATGACGGACAAGAAACCAAAGGAATTATGAAAATATACTCTTTTACACGACCAGAACTTGACTATTTTGAATTAGAATGCAACTTCACATCGGATGAATTAAAACTGTTCCGGCTTCGTGCTAAAGCTATGCCTTTAGAGGACTGTGCAGAACAAATGAATGTGAGTGTGTCTACGGTCAAGAGATTGAGTAGAAGAGTAAATGATAAGATTGAAAGGGTGGTATAGGAATGAACTTCGGAGAAGCCATAAAATGCATGAAAAAGGGAAAGAAAGTTACACGCAATGTATGGAAAGAAAACTTTTTTAATGGAAGAAAACAGTTTATTTTTATTGGAAAAAACAAAGGTTTAACAGCAGAAACGTTTCTTCCAATTCCACCAGAAGATGAACACTTCTCGGACTGCATTATGAGTTACACAAGAAAAGGAAGCTTTCAGCCAAACTGGACACCAACACAAGAAGATATGCTTGCGGATGATTGGGAAATGTATCCGGCAGAGGAAACGGTAGTCGATGAAACGCCGAACATGACGGCAGATGCAATGATTGATCTAAAAAACCGTATTGGGTGGAATATTAAATTTTATTCTACCGGGGAAACAATTATTTCTGAGCACATGGACTATCAAAAGTTCTTAACCGGGGCAGAAAGTACATATACGCTGTCGTTTGCTGTTCCGAAAATGAAATTAAATGAATCAATGAAATTGCCGGATAAATGCCAGAATGTTATTGTTTCAGGGATTTTGTTCCAAGCGTATATTGCCAGGAATGTTTCCGATGATACACTTCGGCTTATAACCAAAAGTTCCTTATCCGAAAAAGAATTTTACACAATTATAGGATTAAAGAGGTGATTACATGATACCTAAAATTTTTAAAATAAGCGGATATCTCATAGACCCGACAGGAAGACTTGAGCCACACCACATTAAGGCGAAAATGCTTTATGGCTGTGGATTTCCACTTGTAGGACAGCACATTTACGTACAGAAAGCAGAGATTAAGAAGTTGGATGAAAAACATCCACTCATGCAAGAGAACTGTGATTTGGCAGAATGTGAGAAGTATTTCAATGACGAACCGCCGACAGTGAGCAATAGAAAAGTTGAACCTGGACAGGTGTATAGGCACTTCAAGGGCAAGACAGTGAAAGTTCTGTATATTGCACAGGATAGTGAAATGCCGGGACAGTTCAAGGTAGTTTACGAATGCTCTAATGGCGTGTGGTGCAGACCTTACGGAATGTTCGTAAGCGAAGTGGACAGGAAGAAATACCCGGATGTGAAGCAGAAGTATAGATTTGAGTTAGTGGAGAAGTAAATGCAAAAAGTAAATATTCTTGGAACGGAATACGAAATAATTAGAGAAGCGTTTGAAGACGAAACGATTGACGGCTTTTGCGACTATACAGCGCACATAATAAAAATCAGAAATAATAATGTAAACGAAGTTGGTGATTTTGAAAAACTTATGAAAAAGCAATTAAGGCATGAAATCATACATGCTTTTCTTGCTGAAAGCGGATTACAGGCAAACTTTGAACATTATAAACAGTTCGTACATGAAGAAACAATCGTTGACTGGTTCGCCATTCAATTTCCTAAAATCATGAAAGTGTTTGAAGAACTGGGAGTACTGTAAGAAAGGACATAGAAAAATATGAAAGATTATGTAGAAGTAAACGAAGAAAAATGTGGTGAAGTCCATAATTGCATGTGTGCAAAAGAAAAAGATGGTAAAATGTACTGCCGTGGGTGCGGTAGTGTCATTGCGGAACATATTAAAAATTCAAAACGCGCAAAATAATAAGTGATACTTTTTAGAGACTTTAACGAACTGTTAAGGTCTCTTTTTTATGCATAAAATAAAAGCATAGAAAACAATAAATGCTAATTTACAGGAGGTATGAGTATGAATCCATATATGTCATATACACCGTACATGCCACAGGATGCTTATATGCAAGACCAGATGGCATTACGACAACGGATAGACAACTTATCACAGGCTCAACAGCAATACAAGGCACAGCCACAGCCGAATGTGAACTGGATACAGGTGGCCGGAATTGACGGGGCAAGGAATCAGATTGTACAGCCGGGAACAACGGCTTGGATGATGGATAACAATGCACCGTATTTCTATGTTAAATCTGTTGACGGTGTGGGAAGTGTTACGTTTAAAGCTTTTGAATTTCATGAGGTACAGGCGAACAATCCACAACCTGTAGCGGAAAACATGGACGCTAAGTACGTAACAAGAGAAGAATTCAACAAATTACTGGATACATTGAGACCTCAGTCGGAAGAACAGAAAGGGGAGCTGACACATGAGTAATCCGTTAATGGGAATGATGGGCGGTATGCCGGGTGGAAACGGTCCATTCGGAATGATTCAAAGAATGATGGGGATGATGCAAAATACACAGAATCCCGGAGCAATGTTGCAGAATATGGCGCAGAGCAACCCGAACATCAAAAAGGCTATGGATATGTGCCAAGGAAGAAACCCGAAAGATGTATTTATGGAGATGTGCCAGCAAAATGGCATGAATCCAAACGACATTATCAATAAAATAAAGTGATATCCGGACGGAGTGCACACGTCTTGATAAATAAAAGAAAAGGAGAACCAACATGAACGAGGGATTAAACACACTTAGTGCTGCCGATGTAGCAGCAGTCACAAGAAACAACGATGGCAACATGTGGGGTGACGGTGGATGGTTCTGGATCATCATTCTTGCTTTCCTGTTTTGCGGTAACGGATGGGGAAACAACAACGGAGCACAGAACGCTTTTATTTCTGACGAATTCGTGAAAAGAGATATCTTTAACACAAATCAGAATGTGTCTAACACATCTTGCGAGACGCAGAGAGACGTATTAGAGAACCGCTATACCACACAGCTCGGCTTGCAGAACTTACAGGCTCAGCAGTCTCAGTGTTGCTGCAACACACAGAAAGAGATCTTACAGAGTAGATATGATGCGGCATTACAGGCACAGAACATGCAGGCACAGATGGCACAGTGTTGCTGTGATATTAAAGAAAGCATCTTAGCAGATGGACAGGCTACACGCCAGTTAATCCAGGATAACACGATTCAGAACTTGAGAGACAAGCTTGCTGATCGTGACAGAGATTTGCAGACAGCATATTGGCAGATCTCACAGGTATCACAGACCAATAACATTATTGATGCAGTGAGACCGACACCAAAACCGGCTTATATGTCTTGCAGTCCATACTTTGCGTATAACGCATTTGGTAATGGTTGCTGTGCAAGTGGGAATGTGATGTAAGTGAATGATATATCACTACTTGACTTTCTTACAGTGTACGGAGTTGCTTTGCAGATAGCGAATTTTAACAGTGATCTATCACAGGCGAGCAATTCTGACATTGAAAAACACTTGCATGAGCAAGACAGTAAGTATTTTTTAAAAATAATTGAAAACCAAAACAAAATCATAAGCATGTTGGAAGAATCCATATCTACGAAAAAGTAGTCTTGCGAACATAAAAGAGAGTAGGCATGCGCTTGCTCTCTTTTTTAGAAAGGAGAAAAAATATGTTAAATTCTATTGCTAAAAATGCTCAGACAGTAGCAACAAATCAGAATGTATTATTTACGGAAACAAGAGTGAAAAGCCGTAGATGTGCTTGTAACACAGGGTGGCTTGCACATGACAACGGCAGTGGACTTTTTGAAATCACAAACCGTGGAAATCTTCCAATGGCGGTCGAAGTTGAGTTTAACGGAAACGTTACGGCATCTGCAATAGGAGCGGTAGCGTTATCTATCAAACAGAACGGGGAACCGGTTTCTGGTACGGAAATGGACTATACAGTAGCAACGGCAAATGTGTATCAGAATGTCGGTGCTACTACATTGATTGCAGTTCCGGCCGGAAGTAGCGTCACTATATCGGTTGGAAACGTTGGTACAGTCGACACATTGGTTAAGGATGCGAATATCATCATTAAAAAGCTCTCATAGAAAAGGGGTGAGTTTCTATGATTGATTTTAAAAGCAACCTAGATGTCAAAACTCCGAAAGAAATCTTTGCCGAAATCAATGAACGGTTTATCGGAGCTGTCATGATGCACGGACAGTTTGCGGACTACTTCGATTTTCTTGGCTTAAAAGGCTTTAAGCGGATGCATGAGTACCAGCACATTGCGGAAAGCTTGGAACGTAGAAAAGTGTGCCGGTATTTTATAAACCATCACAATCAGCTTATTGATGATGCATTTGAGGGAAAAGTGAATGTTATTCCGGATGCGTGGCGAACAGCCAAACGGTTAAGCGTTGGGAAAAGCACAAAGCAGAAAGCCGTAGAAGATGGATTTGTTGAGTACCACAATTGGGAATCCGAAACAAAGGAAGTGTACGAACAGTACGCACACACGCTAAGAGAAAACGGTCATGTGGCTGATGCTATGTTCGTGGAATGTTTGGTAGAGAATGTAAGCGAAGAATTAAAAACTGTAGAATGTATGATTAACGACCTCATATCTACCGGATACGACATGGTATACATCACAGAAATCCAATCGGAGATTCACGACAAATACAAAAAGAAAATGAAAGGAATCGGGGTGTAATAAATGAGCGAGATAAAAAAGATTTTGGAAGAACAGCTTGAACGTGAGAAAGCATCTGCAAAGAAAGACTTAAATATGTCTAACTTACAGGCAATGTACATGATTACATCTACATTGTGCAATATGAAATCTTTGGAATGTGAAAGCGTACCGGGGATGATTGCGGATGCATCAGAAAACCTTATCAAGAAGTACAGTAACGGAAAGTACGATAAAAACATTGATGCACTATATGACCAGTATATTATGGCGAAAGAGATGTATCAACAGAACGGAGATCAGGCACACAGAGACAAACTAATGGAAAGTGTCGGTAAACTTATGGTAGAAGTGTACGACATGCTTTCATCTATGGTGATGGATTCAGATTTTGCAGAAGAACGGAAAGAGATTCAAAGGCAAATCAAGAAGCTTGCGGAAATGTAAAAACATGGGTACGGAGCACTATATATATTAATGTTACGATATATACGGTGAATCACATAGGACATTTTCTTTTCTTGCTTGATACACCTCCTTTCAATAAAGCCTAATAGCGGAATGCTGATTAAAGGGCGGTCAAACGCCCGTTAGGCTTTCCCTTAAGGTTGCGGACTTAAGGAACCGTCATCTTATGTTACATCCTAAAAATATAATATGATAAATTTTCATCCCGCAAAGGATAGTGCGCAGTATGGTGCATGGATTCATTTCCGGCTATCCTTTTTCTGTATAGAGTTAGTTACGGAACAATATGCAGATTGACCGTCAAATAGCCGTAACAGTGGTTGGAACTGTATAGAGGGAACACTTACACCAACCACTAACGGGATATAGTTCAATGGTAGAACAAAAGTCACAATACATCATCTCTTTGAAAAAAAGACTTATGTCCACGGTTCGATTCCGTGTATCCCGATTACCCCGACAGAGGTTCATCTGTCTGAATCCCTACCGCAGACGAAGCGGTTAATAAGAGACGTTGAGGAGGATATGCAACATGAAAAATATTATTCAGATTATCAAGGATGCTGGTCTTGAAATTTCAGATGAGCAGAAAAAGACAATCGAAGATGCAGTGAAAGAGAATTACAAAAGCGTATCTGACTATGATAAGCAGACACGAAAAGTAGAAACTCTGACACAGGAACGTGACAACCTTAAAACACAGTATGAAACAGCGAAAGAGACTTTGGACGGGTTCGAGGGAAAAGACTTCGATGCGATCACAAGAGAACGTGATGAGTGGAAGACGAAAGCAGAGAACGCAGAAAAAGAATGGAAAGACAAGCTTGAAGCCAGTGAAAAAGAGTACAACCAGAAGATTGAAGAAAGAGACTTCAATGACGTTCTGACAAAGGCTCTTGCGGGCGAGAAATTCAGTTCTGATTTTGCCAAAACAGGAATCATCAACATGATTAAAGACAAGGGTCTGAAACGTGAGGGTGAAAAGATTCTCGGTCTTGATGATTACATGAAAGAGCTGAAAGAATCTCAGAAAGACGCTTTCGTGACGGATGGCAAGACACCACCGGTATTCACAACACCTACAGAAAAAGGTGGAAGTGAACCGAAAGCAGAGCCGTTTGTTCCTGGAACTGTTTGGTAAAACCATACTGTGAACCGGCTATCAATAGAGGATAGTCGTTGACCTTAAAGAATTAGAGGAGAACAAAAATGGCAGAAACAACAAGAATTACATCATTAAACATGTTACTTGACCCAACCGGAAAAATGCTTCTTGCAGAAGAGTACGGAAAGGTCATTGAAAACGTCCAGAAGAACACTATTTCTGGAAAAATGAAGAATACCGAGCTTTCCGGTGATCCGTCTGCCGGAACCGTAGAAGCAAAAAGATTCGCAAATGCGACATCTAAGAATTACGGAACCGCCAGAGGTGCATCTAAAGGCGATGGAGTAAAAGGAAAGCCGGTTACGATTCCGATTGACGTTGATAAGGAGATCGTAGAAGAGGTTGAACAGAAAGACGTATCTCTTCTCGGAGTAGAGGGACTTATCGCAAAGAGAACAGCGAACCATGCGCTTAGAATGATCGCAGAACTCGACACTGAGTTCTTCAAAGTTGCCGGAACAGATGCGACAGAAGTTGATTTAACAGGTATTACAGCTATTGAGGAACAGGCTGAAACCATGATTCAGCAGTGCGAAACTACCAAGAATGAATATGTGGACGGAGTACCACGTTCTATGATGAACATGATCTGTACACCGAAATTCTACGGAAAAATCCGCACATATCTGGACAAAGTTACAGTGCCGGGTGTTGGCGTGGCTGACGAAGAGTTCTACGCTTATCATGGCGTAAAAACATTTTCATGCGTGCACATGCCGACAGACGTTGACGTGATCGTGATGGTGGATGGAGCTATCGCACAGCCTGTTAAATCCACACCATACAGTGCTGAGAAGATTCCTCTTTCAGAAGCATATGGCATTGAACTCTTCTACCATTACGGAACCAAATCTGTAATGCCAGACCTTATCTTTAAAAACAAGAAAGGTGAGTAAGCATGAGACAGTTTGAAGACTTGGAAACAGGCAGAACCTTATCAACTGAGCATGAAATGAGTGCTCAGTTGATGGAGAATAACCCAAATAAATACAAAGAGATCAAAGGCGGGAACAAAGGCAGAAAATCTACTGCAAAAGAAGATTAGAAGCAGCAGGAGGAACATTATGGCATACACAGATTATGAATTTTACAAAAGCAAATTCTATGGTGATACTGTGCCGGAAAGTGACTTCCTTAAGTATGCAGAGCGTGCCAGTGACCGCATAGACCAATATACTTTCGACCGCCTTGTAGACGGACTTCCAGATAATGAGCGAGTTAAAACGAAAGTGCAAAAGGCTGTCTGTGCGGTTGCTGATACCATGTATCAAATTGATCAGATTAAAAAAGCTTCTATGGATACCGTAGGAACTATACAGAGAGAAGATGGGACGGTCGTTAATAAGGCCGTCTCTTCTGTTTCATCGGGGAACGAAAGCATCTCCTATGTTACTGGAAGTAATATAAGTAGCAATGTGTATGCTCAGGCATCTGTGGATAAAAAAGTGGAAAATGCCTTGTTGCTAAACGTTGCTACAGAGTATCTTGCCGGAGCAACCAACGACAAGGGAATTTGCCTTTTGTATGCCGGATTGTGAGGGAAGCGTGTTAAGAATCACCAATAAATTGTTTTGCAAACATAAAAAGAAAATCCATGCCGGAACGTATCTGGAAGATATCGGAAATGGGATAAAAGAAACAAGGCACATATGGAAGTGTGAAAAATGCGGTAAGAAGTTTTATTAACGAGAGGTGATGCCAATGTACGACAAAACCATAACTGTATTTAACAAATACGTGAATCAGAAAGATGAAATATTTTGGTATCCGACCGTAATTAAAGGTGTTCAACTCATTGTTGATAAATCCGCAAACATCGAAAAGACAGGACTTGATACGGCTGACACGGCAACGCTACATGTTCTATATCACATGGTATCCAATGAAAAAGTAGTATCTGGCAAAAAGTATCTTGAGCCTAAAAAATGGGCGAAACAAATTAACGATACACTTGGGCATACCGTCACATTTGCAAGCGGTGACTTTTTCGTTGAGGGCGAACATGACGAAAAGATGATAGCAGACGAAGACTATCAGAGCCGGAGAGACGGTGGCTTTTATGATTATATGAACAAAAACCACGACAATGTATTCTTAATCACCAATGTCGGAACATACACACTTATCCCACATTTTGAGATAGGAGGAAAGTAAATGTCGCGTAGCAGAATGTTCCATTTTCCGAATATTTCAATAGTTGAAGCTGACATCAAAGTGAATGTGAATCTTGACCGATTCGAAAAGCAATTCCAAGATGCTCAGCTTTGGTTAGATGAACAGGTATGGACAGGCACAAAAAAGTATATTCCACAAAGAGACGGGATGATGATTGATACAACTAATACGCAGAATGAAGCCTTGAAAGGTAGTGGAAAAGTTTATGCCGGATATGGTCCTTACGTAAGATATCTGTACATGGGAAAAGTTATGGTAGATCCGGAAACAGGTTCACCGTGGGCGAGACCGGGGGCGAAAAAGGTGGTAACAGACCGTGATATTCAATTCTCAAAGGAGCTAAACCCTTTTGCAACAGACCATTGGTTTGATGCTGCTAAAGATGAATTTTGCGATACATGGGTAAAAGGAGTGAAGAAACGTGCAGGCGGTGGATAGTAAAAAAACAGTGAAATACGATGTTGACGGATACGACATTGTAACAAATGCACTTAAAGATTTGCTGAATCAGTATCCTGGATTGGAAACCGGAGAAGTGTTTAAATTTTCCACTCTAAAAGAAGATGATGGAATAGCATTCTATCCGGTATCCGGTGCGGTGATTGCACAGGAGAAAAAATCGATAACAGGTAAAGTGAATCAGCTTTGCAATTACCCATTTTATATCGTGTACAGGACATCCCGTGATTCTCCGAATATGAAAGCGGATATCAAGGAATTTCTTGATAGTGTAGGTAAATGGTTGGAACGACAAACAGTCTTGATTGATGGCGAAAAGCATAAGCTTACATCTTACCCAACACTTACAGAGGAACGAAAAATAGAAGAGATTACACGAATCACACCATCATATCTTGACAAAACCTATGAAAACAACGTGCAAGACTGGGTGATTAGTATGTCTCTCAAATACAGGAATATATTCAGAAGAACTAATTAACCGGGCATCAATAAGAAATGCTCGCTGACCGTAAAAAATTAACGGTAGAAAGGAAAGATAATATGGGACAGTTAAATCGTGAAGCATTAGCGCACTATTTAGACACCACATTCAAAAAAGTCTTAGAATCCGCAGAGTTTGAAGTTATCGGAGAAGACATCGAAGAAATGTCTGTCGAACTCAACCCGGATACATCAACCAAGAAAACGATTCTCGGCAAGACAAAAACAACAGATAACGGGTATGAGCCGTCCATTAGTGCAGACCCGTTCTATGCGGATCCGGATTCAAAATTATATCCACACATTAGAGACATTGCACTTGACCAGTTAAAAGGTGATGCTTGCAAAACACTGATGCTTGAAGTGATCGTGGAAGACACAAGCGCAGCGAATCATCTTGCCTATGTACAGGAAGTACTCGTAAAACCTCAGAGCTACGGTGGTGACACAGCCGGAGTGAATATCCCATTTAACATCTCGTTTGATGGTGATAGAACAAAAGGCTATGTAACAGCTGAATCACTTAAAACAGGAAACCCGAAGTTTACGGCTGGTACGATACCGGCAAGCGTAAATTCACTGGCTGATTAATTCCGAAAGAGGTGCATCTTATGAGCAATAAATTGATTAAGCCATCCAATGAAAACAAAATCATCATTGATGATGGTTCAAAGTCCTATACTATCGAGAACAAAAAAGGAAAAAAACTTGGTGTGTTTGAGTTTCGTCCATCAGATACAAATATTGTAAACCGACTGGATGAAGTGATTGAATTTTTCAACACTTACAAAATTCCGGATGGTGAAGACGGAGTATCAAAAGCAGAGAAAGAGATTGTGGAAAAAATATCCTATCTCATCAATGCAGATGCGGAAGAATCCTTTTTCAAGATTCTTGGGGCGTTTTCGGCATTGGAAAACGGGGAACTGTATGTAGAAAATGTTCTCAATGCAGTTGCAAAAGTAATTGAGAGAGAATTTCATCACAGATCAAAAAAGGTACAACGTCGCATGAACAAATATGTGGCAAAGTACCATAACTAATGTATGCGTGGAAACTTCCCACTTCCTTAGATGTTAATGGCAAAGAATATCGGATACGCACAGACTTTCGTGTGATATTGGATATTCTTTCTGCTATGAACGACCCGGAGATATTTGAACCCGATATGACGGAAGAAGAAAAGAATCAAGAGCGTGCGCTTACGTTACTGCAAATTCTGTATATTGATTTCGACAGTATGAACCCTAGAGACTATGAAGAAGCCATGAAAAAAGGTGGGGAATTTATAGATTGCGGATTCAAAGAAGACAGTAAAAAGCCAAGACCGCAGTTGATGGATTGGGAAAAAGATGCTCCTGTTGTCATCCCGGCCATTAACAAGACTATAGGAAAAGATGTGCGTTCGGAAGAATATATGCATTGGTGGACATTCCTTGGTGCATACATGGAAATTGGAGAAAGCACATTTTCCACTATCATCGGCATAAGGGACAAAAAAAGAAGAGGGAAAAAACTGGAAAAGTGGGAAGAAGATTATTATAAAGAACACAAAAACATGGTTGATCTAAAGACCAAAACACAGGAACGTAGCGAAGCCGAAAAGGAAGAATTAAGAGAACTTTTCGGGTTCAAGAAGAAATAACCGGGCATCAATTGGAGATGTTCGCTGACCGTAAAAAATTAACGGTAGAAAGGAATTGCTATGGCACAGGCAGACGGTAGCATTATTATTGATACCGAAATCAACTCGGATGGTATGAGTGCCGGTGGCAGAGAGATAGAATCATCACTGAGAAAAATGGCGAATGAACTGAATGGAGTTAGTGCCAAAACCAAAGCGTCAATAGAGAAACAGATTGATTCGTTCTCAAAACTTAGCCGGGAATATGCTAGGCAATCCGAAAAAGTAGAAGAATTAAAAAGAAAAGTAGCCGAATATGGCAACCAGAAGATTCCGACAGAGGAATACAGGGAAATACAAGCACAGATAGACCAGGCAACAGCAAAGATGAATCGGCTCACAGAAGCACAGGAACGTTTTCTTGCAAATGGTGGGAAGAAGAACTCCAATACTTACAAGAAACAGCAATATGACATTGATGAACTGGCAAATACTATCAAATATGCTGAGGGAGAATTAAAGGACTTAGAAGCAAGTGGCACTGCATTCCGAACGGGAACAGGAACCAAAGAAGCGAAATCCGATATGGAAAAGCTTGCAGCAGCAGAAGATAAGCTCGCAAATATCAATGATCGGTTAAATACGTCTTACAAATCTATAAAAGGAACTGTAGACGAATATAAGTCCAAAACACTTAAAGCTTCAGATGCGAACGATAAAATGAGTTCGTCTGGCAAGCGGGCATCAAAATCCATAAAAGGTGTTTCAAAATCTGCCGGTGGTGCAAGAATGAGCCTTGGACGTATGCTTGGTATGTCCTTGCTTATGAGTGTTGCTTTTCGTGCGTTTTCGGCTGTGATGAGCGGAATCAAAGGGGGATTCGACAACCTGTCTCAGTATTCAAGTGATACGAATAACAGCTTGTCGATGTTGTGGAGCAGCTTGGTGCGCTTACAAAACTCACTTGCAACAGCATTTGCCCCGATACTTTCCATAGTGGCACCGATACTGTCTAAATTTATCGACATGATATCGACAGCTGCAAGCTATGTAAGTATGTTCTTTGCTTTCCTAAGCGGTAAGAAAACATATACGAAAGCTATAGCAGTGCAAAAAGACTATGCGAAGAGTTTAGACAAGACGGCATCCAGCGCAAAGAAAGACGCAGACAGTACAAAAGATGTTGCAGACGCTACAGAGGATGCAACTGACGCTACAGAGGACTATCTTTCGCCGTTGGATGATTTAAACCGATACACGGAACAACAGGATAAAAACAATTCCGGTTCTAAAAATCCATCAAGTAGCACGCCAAATACTGGCGGTGGTAGTGGAACGTCACCGATGTTTGAAGAAGTGGCAATTTCAGATATTCCAATCTTGGAAAAGCTAAAGGATATTCTCTCGAAAATATTCAAACCATTTAAAGAAGCGTGGGACAAAGAGGGAAAAAATACCATTGATGCGGCAAAATATGCCTTTATAAGCCTTGGAGAACTTGCAAAGAGTGTAGGAAAAAGCTTTTTGGAGGTTTGGACAAATGGAACTGGTACAAAAACACTTACGTTGATGTTGCAAATTGCACAGAATATTTTGTTAACAGTGGGAAACATCGCACAGAGATTGAACGAAGCTTGGAATACAAATAGTATAGGGACGAAAATTATACAGAATATATTCAATCTCTTGAATATCATTCTCGGAACTATTGAAAAAATCACTGCGGATACTGCTGAATGGGCAAGCAAACTTAATTTTACGCCATTACTCAATTCAATCAATGCGTTATTGGTTGCGTTACAGCCGCTTACGAAGAACATTGGTGATGGATTGGAATGGCTGTGGAAGAATATTCTTTTACCAATAGCCGGATGGACTATTACAGATGCGTTACCGTCATTTTTGAATATGATAGCGAGTGCATTGAACGCCCTCAATGCGGTAATAGAGCTACTGAAACCATTGTGGGATTGGTTCTGGAATAATGTTCTGAAACCTGTAGGAATATGGACAGGACAAGCATTTATAGATGCTATGAACAAGATTACAGATTTATTAAACCAGTTTTCGGATTGGTGCAGTAACAATAAAGCTGTTGTGAGAGGGATTACAGAAGCAGTAGCATTGTTCTTTGCAGCATGGACGGGAATAGAAATTTTATCATTCATTCAACAGTCTGGTGGATTAATTAGTACGCTTGGAATGATCAAAGATGCGATAGTCGGATGTACACTTGCTAAACTTGCAGATAAAGCGGAAACAATAGCACTGACGGCTATGTATGCAAAAGATTTTGTTGTATCGCTTGCTTCTGGAACTGCAGAACTTATAAAGCAAGCGGCGCAATTTGTAATTAATACTGGATTAAAAATTGCAGACACTGCCGCACAGGTGGCTATGACAGCGGCAACATTAGCATGGAATGCAGTATGTGTAATTGCAACAGGATTAACTACGGCACTTGGAGTGGCTATCGGTTTTCTAACATCACCTATCGGATTGGCAATTGTTGCAATCACAGCAATCATTGCAGCCGGTGTATTACTTTACAAAAATTGGGATGTAGTAAAGAATAAAGCAACAGAATTATGTGATGCCGTAAAAGTAAGGTTTCAACAGCTCTCTACATGGATATCATCTGTATTTGCAAGAGATTGGTCTAAACAATTCGGCATCATCGGTGATTATATGAACGGATGGACAAAAAATATTAAAAATATAATAGATTCAATTAAGCAAATATTCAATGGAATGGTGACTTTTGTGAGTAGTGTGTTATCCGGCAACTGGCGCAGAGCGTGGGAGGGTATTAAGAATATATTCGCCGGAATATGGAACGCAATGGCATCTGTGATAAAAAGTCCGGTAAACCTAATCATCAGCTTTATGAACGCTATGTTACGTGGATTCCAGAGGATGCAGAACGGATTTGCAAGTGCTATGAACCACATGAATATTCGGTTGCCAAAATGGTTGCAGGAGTTTACAGGTTGGAGTTCTGTTGGATTTAATATCGGATATTGGAGTCCGAACTACATCCCATATCTTGCGAAAGGTGCAGTAATTCCACCAAACAAAGAGTTCATGGCGGTACTCGGTGACCAGAAGAACGGAAACAACATCGAAGCACCGGAAAGCTTAATCCGGCAGATCGTAAGGGAAGAATCCGGTGGTGGACAGAAACAACGCATTGAAATCCCGGTATATCTGAAAGGAAAGCAGATATATAAAGCAGTGGTAGAAGAGGGAAAAGTAGTAATGTCACAGACGGGTATGAATCCGTTTGAGATGGCGTAGGGGGTGATGATATGGCACAGGAGCATTTAAGATTCGGAACATACACCGCCCCGGACGTTGACGAAGATGGATATACAGTACAACTTGCTACAACCTCTACTGCAAAGTCCGGGAGAACCCCAAGGGGGAAAATGAAGAATAAAGTCATGTTCACAGTGGAATCATACAATGTGAAATGGACGGATATCAGTGCAAAAAAAGCATCTAGCATACTGGCACAAATCGTAAATAAAGATGAATTTGACTTTTTCCATTTCAATGCATACAAAGCTAGGTGGGAAAATGGAAAATTCTATGCTTCGAACTTCAATCTTCCGGTTATCCGGCTCAATGAGGGAGAAGAAAGGTATAACGAATTGAGTTTCCAAGTTACCTGTATTAATCCACTGGTTATATAAATAATTCCGGCTATCGAAAGAGATAGTCGCTGACCTTAATAAGTTAGGGGTAGAAGATGAAAAACGTAAGTGATAAACTCAAAAACATTATAGAAAAAGGCGGTCTGTTCTATGCTTATGCAAAAGTTTTGTTTGCGGACGGAACTGAAATAACATTAGATTCAGAGGATGATTTTTCCATTTCTGACAACGGATATTCGGAATCCGGCGGTGATGATTTACCGCTGGGTTCCGCTCTGTCCAAAACTATCACATTGTCCTTATTCAATGAGGACGGAAGATTTTCGGATTATGATTTCTTTTATTCACAAATCACATTATACACAGAAGCAGACTTGAAAGATGGTACACAGGAAAGAATAAATGAGGGCATATTTTATGTCACTTCTCCGGTAGCAACGGGAGAAGTTATAGAAATCACGGCTTATGATGCTATGTATAAAGCCAATAAAGAATTTACTTCTCAGCTTTCCTATCCGGCAACTGCAAGAAACCTGTTATTAGAAGTCTGTGCGTTCGTTGGAATTACCGTTGCAGATGCTCATTTTAAGAACGAGGATTTTCAAATTCAGAGCATGCCGGAAAAGACAACGGCTCGTAAAATCATTGGATATATTGCTCAAATAGCGGTCGGAAATGCAATCATTAAGAATGGTTCACTTAGCATTAAAAGTTACGATTTTGAGCCACTCAAAGACGTTACAGATGGTACTCTTTACACAGAATTGTCAACGCAAAGCGCAAGGTACCATGTTTTATCCGAATATTCGGATTATCCGACAGTAGGGATGAACCCGGTAACGATTACTGGAATCCGAACTACAAAGCGTGTAAACAATGAGGACGTAGAATATCTGAACGGAACGGATGACTATGCATTGACCATAACCAATCCATTAATTACTGGAGCAGAAGAAAAAGCACTGGAATTAATCGGAGATGTGTTGAACGGTGTGACGCTGACATCGTTCTCAGGCACATTTTTCCCTTACCCGACCGCAGAAATCATGGATTGTGCTGTTATCGTAGACCAAAACGACAAAGCGTACAAAACAGTGATAACCACACATGATTTTTCGTATCCGGGAGAATCTGAACTGTCTTGCGGTATCAAGGATCCGGAAACGAATAGCAGTACATACTACAGTGAATCTGCCGAGATGTATCACAAAGCACAGGCAGAAGCAAATAAAAATCGAAAGGAAATGGAATCCGCTATTGAGAATTTGCAGACCACTCTTGCCAATGCAAAAGGAATGTACACCAGTAAGGTGAAACAGTCTGACGGCTCTTATGTCACATATCTGCATGACAAGCCGACAATGAGTGAATCCGAAAACGTCATCAAGATTACATCCGATGCTGTAGGTGTATCAACAGACGGTGGGCAGACCTATCCTTACGGCTTCTTTCTCACTGGTGATTTAGTAGCAAAAGTATTGTATGCCATCGGAATAAATGCGGATTATATCAATACCGGTGCATTAACTATCAGGGACAAAGATGGCAATATCACGTTTTATGCGGATACTGAAACAGGCCGTGTGGATATCCGTGCAGAATCGCTTTCCATCGGTGGGCAGACACTTGAAGCTATTGCAAACATAGCTGTCAAAAAGTTTGTTGACAATGTATACACAAAAGACATCAATAATCTGAAAGACCAAGTTACAAACAAGATTGAAACATGGTATCAGCCTACCGACCCGGCGGTTAACTGGGGTGGAATCACAGAAATACCTTGGTGTGATGTGGATGGCAATGCAATTCTCGACATAGACGGGAATGAAATGTATCTCTACTTCGAGGAAACCAAAGCATCTCATATCGGTGATTTATGGAAGAACACAACCACGAATGAAGAGTATCGGTATTCAGAATCCGGAGAATGGGTAAAAATGCCTGTCCCGGATGCGGTATTTGATGAAATTGACGGAAAAGCACAGATATTCATTAACACACCATCCACACCATATAGTGCCGGTGATTTGTGGTTTGACAGTTCCACATCTGATATTATGACGTGCGTAAAAAGCCGTGAGACAGGAGATTTTACCTCTTCCGACTGGGAAAAGCGTAACAAATACACAGATGATTCTGGCTTGAATGATTTTATCACAGCGACCTACGACCCTATTATTGCACAGATACAGGCACGTCTGGACGGGCAGATTGAAAACTGGTTTTACGATTATGAGCCAACCATGCAGAATTACCCGGCATCCGAATGGACAACCGAGACAACCAGGAAAGAGCATGAGGGAGATTTGTTCTACTGGAAGTCCAAAGGATATTCGTACCGCTTCACGCAAGAAGATGCTACCGGCACTTGGAAATGGCAGTTAATACAGGATACCGATATTACAAAAGCATTAGCAGCAGCGGAAAAAGCACAGGATACCGCAGACGGAAAACGAAGAGTATTTGTTGTACAACCGGCACCACCTTATGATATCGGTGACCTTTGGGTTCAAGGCGGTGACGGGGATATCATGAGATGCAAGACCGCACGTTCTGAATCTGCCACATTTTCTGAAACAGATTGGGAAAAGGCATCTAAATACACGGATGACACAAAGGCGAATGAAGTTAAAAAAGAACTTGACGCACTCGGAGAAGACTTACAGACACAGATTGACGGTAAGATTGAGACATATAACCAGTCTGTTAATCCGTCCGGAGCATGGACTACTGACGAACTGAAAGCAAATCACAAGGGAGATTTGTGGTATAACCCGGATGAACAGAAAACAAAGAGATGGAACGGCTCTGCATGGGAGGAAATGCCGGATGCTGATGCAATAAGTGCAAATAACCTTGCTATGACCAAAAAGCGTGTATTTGTTACCACACCATTTCCACCTTATGACGTTGGGGATTTGTGGGTTGGTGATGATACGTCAGACTTAAAACGATGTGTGACAGCTAAGAAAGATGGCGAAAAGTATAGCGTAGGTGACTGGATTAAGGCTGTTAAATATACCGATGATACAACCGTTGAGAATTTTATCAATATAACTTATGCAGAAGATGTTGAAAAAATCAAAGAACAGCTCGACCAAAAGATTGAAACATGGTATCAAGATGAAGACCCGGCTCTTTCGTGGACAACAGTAGAAACAACTGCATGGTGTGATGTTGACGGAAACAAGATTCTTGATGTTGATGGCAATGAAATCTTGCTTGTCATAGAAGCAGAAAAAGCTATGCATGATGGTGATCTGTGGCACACCAAGACAGGGAATAAAGAATACATCTATCAGAGCGGACACTGGGTTGAATCCTCTATCCCGGATGAAGTATTTGATAAAATTGACGGGAAAGCATCTATCTATGTCATACAGCCAAAGCCACCTTATGATATCGGTGATACATGGTTCACAGGTACGGATATCAAGGTGTGTACGACTGCAAGAGCAAGCGGAAACTTTGATGCTTCGGACTGGGGAAAGAAAGATAACTATACGGATGATTCCACGGTAAATGATTTCATTCAGAATACTTACGACCCGAAGATAGAAGATATTCAGACACAGATTGACGGCAAGATTGACACCTATTTCTACGATTACGAGCCGACACTTAGCAACGTTCCGGCATCCGCATGGACAACCGATGAATTAAAAACCGTACATAACGGTGACTTATTCTTCTGGAAAACAAAAGGTTATACATACCGATTCCTTAAGATTGACAGTGTATGGCAGTGGTTCCGCATAAAGGACAGCCAAATAGACAAGGCAATGAAAGATGCGTCTAACGCACAGGACACGGCAGACAGCAAGCGTAGAGTATTCGTCACCACACCGGCACCGCCTTATGATGTCGGTGACCTTTGGACACAGGGGAAAAACGGAGATTTAATGCGGTGTAAAGTTGCTAAAGCTTCTGGCACATTTGTAACTACGGATTGGGAGAAAGCTGTTAAATATACAGATGATTCCGCAGTAGATGACTTGGACGAAGCACTGACACAGGAAAATATCTTTAACCGACTGACAAATAACGGGAAAACACAAGGAATATATATAGAAAACGGAGACTTGTATGTTAATGCTACATATATCAAAAGTGGTAAATTAACTCTCGGTGGGAAAAATAACGAACATGGAACTCTTGAAATTATAGATAATTCTGGAAAAGTGATAGGAACATGGGACAACGATGGAATCGATGTCAAAAACGGAACCGTAACATCAAAAAGCGGTTCAGATGTTGCTTCTTTAAAGAATGGGAAACTTTGGGTATATAATTCAGGTACATCGATAGGCTCCGTTGGCAAAAATGAAATGTCAGGATATCCAAACAGTACCGGACTTGTATTCGATTTAGACAATGATGCGTCTTATATGGCGTGGGCAGCAGCAGATAGTGATCAATCTCTCTATTCAGTAAAATTGTTATATGCACACAAATCATTTTCACATTACACTTCCGGAAGATTATACCTTGGTTGCGATTTGGATTGTGATGGCTCAAACATTCGAAATGCAAGGCTTTTGGATAGTATCTACATTCCGAACGGAACAGACGTTGATTGCTATAGTGATGTTGATATGCACAAATGGTCGTTGAAGAATGTTGATTTAGACGGCGAAGTTTCAGCCGGTGGATACTCCACGTTTTCTGGAACAAGACGTTGTGTATATAAAATTGTTAACGGCACGTATTATTGGACTGTAGTAACTGTTAAAAATGGACTTATAGTGGCATGGGGAGAAGAGAAATAATGAAAAGATTGTTAAAAGAAAAAGAACGTGAAACAGAAAAAAAGCAGATTGAGCCAACGCACAAAACCTTGACGGGTGAAAGCGGAAGTTCAAAAATCAGAAAGGAGAGTAAAGAAGATGAAGAATAAAATGCCAATATATCAGCTCATGGACATTGCAAAACAGGAGATCGGCTCATTGGTGTCCGACATTATGGAAAAGAACAATATGCCTGCCGGATTGATGCAGTATGTTCTTTGTGCTGTTGTATCCGAAGTAAAAGAAAAAAGGGAAATACAAGATTCCTATGATCACAATTTGGTGGTCGAACAGTTAAATGCATTAACAGACGAAAGAGAAAAAGAAGCAAAATAGTTGTAAATTCACAACAAAACAAATGAAATAATATTTATTAAAAAAGGAGAAATAATTATGGCAAAATGGACAGATTACACTACAGATACAAACCCGACTGATACTGATGAGGTTATGACACTGGATGCGGATAAATCCCCAAAAGCAAATAAGCGTGTCACCTTGTCGACTTTAGCTGACTACTTTTTAGACAAACTTGCAAGCAAGGTGTTTGCAAAATTAGAGACGCAAAACAAGACGGTTATAGGGGCACTTAATGAATTAAATAGCAAGCTCAAAATAACGGCAATAGCTCCAAATCCATTAGACAAAGGAAACGAAACTAGTTCGTACAAGATTTCACCGAAGATTATTGATCAAAGTATTCTGTGCGTGTGCAGGAGCGAAGTGTACTTAATTACGCTAGGACAAAAATCGGCTACTATTTTTAATGGTATCTTTTTGAACAAAGTATTTGATGCAGTGAGTGTAAAAGACGCATCTGTAAAACTTGCTGAGAATAAAAAAGATATTATTTTCACTTGCGCATTTTACGAAAATCCTATTTTCATTGGTAGGTTTTGATTCATCTTTTTAAAAAGATTAAATAGCAAGGCTCTGACGCCAAAACAGGTTACCTGTAAAGATACAATAATCCTGGGGAATGATGGATACTATCCGCTGCACGAAGAATTTGGAGAACTCTTAAATGCCAAAGCAATAGAAATTGCATATTATAATTCTTTAGAACCGAAAGCAGCTATATCGGTATATGTTGGTAATGGAGGAGCATATGTTTTTGGAACTTCAGGCACAGTGATTAACGGGTTAAGAATCCGTTATTGGAGTTAATTTTTTTTGGTCTTCCCATTTAATTCACTAACTGAATTTTGTGGATTAATCAAAATTTGTATTCAAAACGCTATTTTTAGACAGGAATAAACAAAGAGAATATACAGGAAACACCTCTTTTGATAGTAATATAACTCTTGAAAGGGGTGTTTTTATGAACAATATTGAAAACATAATAAGAAATGTAACAAGTGCTATGTAAGAAGTTTTACATCTGACCATTTAGAATCGGTTAAAAATCCATTGCTATTTAAGAAAGTACGGGCACAGCAAAAAAAGTAGAAAATGCCATGATTATTGTATCACTAAGAAAAGGAGAATAAATATGGCAACAATGAGTGAAGAAACCATTTGCGAAGTAGTCAAAAGCTGTGCCTACGGTTACACGGTAGACGAATTGGCAGAACACTACGGCATGGAAAAAGCGGATGCAGAAAAATTCATGAAAGAGCATGCAACTGAGATTGCAGAAACGAAAGAACATTTAAAACGGGAGGGATATATTGAGTAGGGTAGTCGATGTTTCTGAACATAACGGGAACATCGACTGGGCGAAAGTAAAAGCATCTGGCATTGTAGGTGCTATCATCAGATGCGGATACGGACAAGATCAGACCGGACAGGATGATAAAAAATGGCTGAGAAATGTATCTGAATGCGAGCGTCTTGGCATCCCTTACGGTGTATATCTGTATTCTTACGCAAAGACCACAGGTGCAGTACGGGGAGAAATCAACCATGCATTAAGACTTCTAAAAGGGCATTCTCCGGCATGGCCTGTATATTTCGACAGCGAACAGCCGGGAACACAGGGTGTTGCAAAAGCCAATGCAAAAGCATTTTGTGACGAAATGGTGGCGCATGGCTATAAAGCTGGAATCTATGCATCTACATCTTGGTATAAGAACTATATCGGTCAGACATGGGGATATTCTCTGTGGATTGCATCTTACGGCTCTAAATCTGCCGGAGTAGATGGAATTGATATGTGGCAGTACACATCGAAAGGCTCTATTCCTGGAATTCCGGGAAATGTAGATGTAAACTATCTCTATAAGGATTTGGGCGGTACGGTAACTCCGGTACAGAAACCGACTGTAGCACCGGCACCTAAACCGGTAGATGATTCTTGGAAAGGTGACAAGCGGTATTATCTTAACAATTCCCGTGTTGGAGAATGGCAGAAAGCCATGAATAAAGGGTTTGATACCAACGTACTGTCTGTTGATGACAAATTCGGTGTCGGCTCACAGAATTTTGCTAAAACGCATATCTTATGGTCCGGCCAGACACACAACTGTATCACGGCTATCAGATGGCTAAGACGCACCCTCAGAGACGTATATGGCTTTACAAAGCTGTCTTACGATGGGGGATGGACAGACTATCTCGGAAAGTGCGTAGAAGTATTCCAGAGGAACAGAGGACTTACACCGGATAGAAAAGTAGGACTTGACACAACCTACTGGCTCTTATCCGGCGTTGTGAAATAAGATAAGAGCATTACACTTTACATACAATACTAAAAATCCCACTACGGATTACTTGCCAGTAGTGGGATTTTTTTCTTTTTCTATAAAATGATAGATTGGAAGCAGAATTCCGATATATCCTTTTTTGTACATGACATTCATTAGTGATTTCATTCCAATTGCGCTTTCGATAGAGCTTTGAATGGAAATTACGTCATTTATCCTGGTCCCATGCATCGGTTTTAATTTTAGAACAACATATTGATTCGTGCATAATGAACCATCTATCATAACCATTAATCCAATTTCGCTATACACATGCAATATTTTATCAGAAACTTCTTTGATTTTTTTATCTGATACTATTTGACTTATGACAGAATCGTTTGTAAGATTATCAAATCGTTTTTCGTTATATTTTACGTTTCCTCCAGTGACATCGTCTGTATAATTTTGCTCTTTGTCCAGTTCACAATTTGCAACACACAGAGAAGCGAAAGCATCGGAAAAATCCTTTATGCGTTCATTCTCTTCTCTTTTAACTTTCTCTTCTGTGGAAAATGTTCGGAAAGTTGTATTTGAAAAAGCTACATCTATATCTTCTGGTGATGCAAGAACTTCTCTTGGATGTGTCCCGAACTCAGAACTGACAATTCCCATTTTTTCAAGCTGTTTCAAAATGCGATCCGCACGATAAAAACCAATTTTATAAGTTCTTTGTAACATTCCAACAGAAGCTTTCCCGTTTTTGATAAATAGTTCTGATGCTTCTTTTAAGTAAGGATCTGGATTTTCAACAACTGCATATTTGAGCTCAAAATGATTTTTGGGAATTGATGTTTTTTGAACATCATTCTGATTCTTCCTTTTGTTAATTCGTTCAGTTGGAATCTCTATATTATCTATCTTAATTTCTTTTTCTGAAACAGTTTTTCTTTCGACATCCAATTTGTTTAAGTCTTCGACAAGAGTTTTGTACTTATGTTCAAGAACAGCATTGGCACGATCGGTTAGAGATTTTTCCTTTTCAAGATGATATATACAATTATCAAATTGCAAAGTGTCAGTGTCTTTTTTCTTGTCTTTTTTTATCAAATATGAGAATAGATATGTTAACCCGCCAAAAAATGCTATATTTATTATGAATAAGAATATAGTACCAATTATACCATTTTCTTTCATGCACCTTGTCCAGTTTGCGAAAAGATTAATCGTCTGAAAGAGCGTTAATATTCCAAAGAAAATTTCTGCTAATACAAGCATTGTAATTTTAAATCCAGGAGAATCATGTTGTACAGAAGCTTTCTCTGAATTCTTTTGAAAAGTATAGATCCTTTCTTTCCTTTTTTTCTTCCTAAGTTCTTTCTTGCGCTTTTTAGCACGTTTCTTCTGCATTTTTCGGTTGTACGCAGTTCTTGTTACAGCACGTTTTATGTAATGATATTGGCTCGGACGCATTTCAACAGCTCCTTATTATCTTTTTAAGAAGTATATAGTATGCTATCTTCTTAATACCGCAATCACAACTCCAAACCTTACCCATTGTTCCATGTCTTCAAAACTATTTGGATCAACTTCTATGACATCACCGAAGCCGTTGATCGGGACTAACTTTATCTTACCTCTCTGCACATACCGCCTTATATACGCACGTCCTGTTTCTTTATGTATAATAATCACGGTATCACCGTTTCTTGGCACTCTTTTGGATATGCAGATGATATCACCCTTTACATATACAGGGAGCAAGTGGTTGCTCGTTATCTTTATGCCACAATGTAATGTCTCACCGTACTTTTTTATGTATTCCGGGCAGTATATCCGTTCTTCGTGTGAAGAATCCAATATCATACCGTCAGCCATCTCACCAGTGGGGCATAGAACATCCAACATGTTTTCGGGATCCGTTTCCAATACTTTCATAGAGATTTCATAATCCATCTTACCAAGAATATACGCACGTTGTCTGTCGGTCAATTGCCTGTACTTTCCCAATACCTCGTATTCCTTAGAAGAATACCCTAAGAGATCAGGGATAGATTTATGAGTTAGTTCCGACAACCTTAGTGCTAAGAAAACGTCAAGATTATTAGTCTTCCGTGAAACGATGTTTTTGTATGTGGACACAGACACACCCAGCATCTTAGAAAAGAGAACTTGCGTAAAATCAAGGCTTTTCCGCTCTTCTTCGATGTTATGTGCGAAGTTATCCAACATTTCATTTTTTGTTAGCATTATGTCACATCCTGTCGAAAAGGCTAATATCTTGGCTATTTTTCATTCTTTTTATAAGAAAAATATGATATTTTAGCCAACATCTTGACTATAGTTTCGAGTTATAATTTATTTAAGTATTACAATGTATCATTATAAAACAAAAATGGCACTTGTCAAGCCATTGATAGGAGGTAATTTAATGGGAAAGGACGAAATGAACAGCAAGAGCAACAAAACATGGACTGATACTTATGAAAACGAAATCAAGCGGATGATAAAAGGCATCCGTGACCCCCGCTTAATGCGGTACATCTATCTTATAGTAAAGGATGCTATCAGTGAAAACATTGACAGATAGCAAACATATGTTCTGCAATGTAAGTAATCGCTACTGGAATGACGTGTCGGATATTGGAGGGATTTATGTGGACGAAGAAAAACGCAAAGAAGAACTTGTTAAAATGATAGAAAGCATAAAAGATGCAGATACAATCAAGTATCTGCATACATTCATAAAAACTTTTTTGGAAGAGTGGGGTTAATCCTCGCTCTTTCTTTTTAACATTGAATCGACCATATCAATAATAATTTTTCTGTCTCTTTCGGTTAGAAGAGCTATCTTTTTTAGAAGTTTAGCGTCTTGCTCTGCTAAACTTTCTGGCGGTGCGTCCATTTTTTTCATTGGTACATCAAACCCCATAAGCCATAACGGCTCAACTTTTAGCACCTTTGCCATTTTCCCACTACTTATGTTCGATGGCGCATGCATACCGCTTAAATATTGGCTGATAGAAGCTTTTGAGACTTCACTTTTTTCGGCTAATTCCTGTGGTATCATATTATTGTTATCCAAGGCTTTTTTTAGTCGTTTCGCTGTGATTTCATTCTTCATTTGTATACCTCCTTTCTTCTATATGGTAACATAACAAAGTTAAACTTTCAACACTAAAAGTTTAATTATTTTAAACTAAAGTGTTGACAAAATAGTTAAATGGCGTTAAACTATAGTCAGAAACAAACGAAAGGAGGAAAACAAATGCCTTACACTTATAACAAACTTAGAGGTAGAATTATTGAAAAATATGGTTCGCAGTCAGCTTTTGCCGATGAAATCGGAAGAAGCCAAGTATCTGTATCAAGAAAGTTGCAGTGTAAATCCGAATTTTCACAAGAAGATATGAACACATGGGCGAGATTCCTTGACATTGGGTTAAGTGAATATGGGGTATATTTTTTTACCTAATAGTTTAACATCGTTAAACTATGATTTGGTATTAGGAGGTAAAAAGTGAATACAGGAGGTGATAGCGTGGAATACAGTCCATTAGGCAATGGAAAGCCAATATCCCAGAAAGTGAGCGGTAATTGTGTAGAAACTACTTTCGAAAGAACGAACGGATTGAAGTCAGAATACGAGATTTATGTAGACTGGACGAATCCGAATCAGATAGCAGAAGTTTCATTTCAGTTGCCTTTCCACGATTGGAAGATACTTGAAAACTCTGAGGTTTGGAAAAATCTGGATGAATTTTTGGCGGGAGTTCAAACCGAATATATTCCGAAGTACCACCGAGACCCACCAACTGTAGAGGAAAAGGTTGTGTATAGAAATCTTTTAGGGCGGGTACGTGTCTACGTTCGTGATAAATTGACTCAGCAATAGCACGTTCTTTTGAACACGAATAATGTTCGCCATCGTAAATATAAGAGATGTTCACAATGGAAATAGCAGTGGTGGAATGATTGATAATTTCGAAATGGACAATCAAATCATGGTCTTCGTTTAGCGTATATCCCAACGGAATAAATTCTACTTTCTTTCGGGATTGGAATATGCTCTTGGCAGTACCGACAGCACCGAAAACTGCGATAGCAAAAGTTACATTTTCTCTTGTGAATAATTCTTGCATGAAATTAAAAATTGTGTGCATTATACAACCTCTTTTCTTTGGTATTTGAAAAATTATAACACAAAAAGGGGTGATAACAAAGATGATAACTGCATCGGTTATTTGCACGGTATACGGGATAACTGCATTGATTGTGGCGTTTATCGTAACAGAAATCGAAAAACCGTTCTGGTTGTTCTTGAGAGTGCCATATTTGACTTGCAGTTCACAGATGTCAATAAATCTGGCAATGGCATTACTTCTGTTTTACTACATTGGACAAGTCAATGCATAACATAAATTGAATACAGGGAGGTGACAACATGGAACAGGACAAACTTTTAAAAGTAGATAACACCATTGAAAAACTGTGTAACTTTTTGCAGAAAGAAACAGAACGTGTTGCATCTATTTATGAAAGTCAGGAATTGGCCGAAATGACAAAAGCTCTGGCTGAGCTGATGTCTGCCAGAGCAAAGTTTAATTAGTTTTCCTTTTCACTAAGGGCAACTAATTTGTTGTAGATTTCCTGCATGAATTCAGCAACACGTTCTCCACCGTCTTTATTCGCAGAAGCGTTGGAGTTTGAAAGTTTGGCTACGGTAATCTCAACTGTTTTATTGATTAAATCTTGATTTCTGGTCATAAAATACTCCTTTCTGGATTACTCGGCATGGCAGTGCCTGTATGAACAGTATAGGAGAATCCAGAAGAAAAGACAAGGAGAGCGATGGCAAAGATGAAAAGAAAGATAGATCAATCAACTGTGGCAATAATCATCGGAGTTACATCAATCTTGATAAATCTTATATTTAGCGGAAAAGACTTATTAAGAAATGTACGTTGGTTATTATCATATTTGGCTTAGGAGATGAAAAATGAAAGAATATGAATTTTGGATATTATGGCTTATGTCAATTGTGATGCAATTACAAATTCAAATTATCAACAAGAGACTTGAGATTATAAAACAGTCATACAACATTACTGGAAAAAAGATTGAATGGTAGATAAAAAAGTCAGAAACATCCGGCAACGTTGCAAGACAAAAAAGGCAGTATAAAAGCCTAAAAATATTTATTTTTCAATGTATTCAAATTATTGGAAAGGTAAATGCGAAAATGGTAGTTGATTTTTGGTCAAATCGCAAGCCGCTTAGCAAGCCACAACCCTTGAAAAATAAGGGGAAAACGGCAACTGGTCGCAAGCCAAATGACACTCAGATAACAATCAATTGACAAGCCAAAATTAAAGAAATTTTCAAAAAATCGAAAATTTTGACAAGCCAGTTGACAAGCAAATGACAAGCTAAAACCCTTGAAAAATAAGGCAAAACTGCTTGTCAAGTGAAAACGGTTAGCAAGCCACATAACAATCAATTAACAATCAATTCGCAAGCCAGTTGACAACAATAGAAGAATATAAAGAAGAATAAGAATAAAAAGAATATAGATATATGTCAGACACAATCGGTCTGACGATAAAAGGGACATAAAAAGTGCCCCGCTGGTACCGACATACCAGACAGGGCGGTGTACCGCTAACGAACACTTAGCGAATACAGGTTTATTATAACACATTCTCCTGTAATTCGCAAATCTGAGGAACAGGAGGAAAAACACGTATGACAATGGCAACAGAGATCATCCGCAAGTTGAAAAGAAAACTAATCTTTTGGCGTTGCTTATGGTTCGTCACATTCATTGCAATGCTGATACTTATGATCGGGTAGGAGGTAGAGAGCATGGAAGACAAGCTTAACTACTACAGGATAGCACTTGTGATAACGCTATACGCATTGGCGGTTATGATAGCCGGATGTGTATAAAAAAAGAGTGCCGATGGATAAAATCCAGTCAGGCACTCAGAAAAACATTCAAGAAAATTATAACACATGAAAGGAGATTTGAACATGGGAGAAGAGAAAAAAGATAGCTTACAGAGCGTAATGGATGCGGTAGCAGACGTTGTTGAAGATTACGGAGAAGTTGTTGAGGAATATGCCTACCAGAAAGCGCAACTGGACACGCTGAAAAGATATGTCTGCAAAAACAGCTATGTTGAGCGAGATATGATCTTGAAGCTGATGGGGTGGGATGAAGATGGAAAGCATTAAAGGCTATGACCATTGGAAGACCACACTGCCGGAGCCGGAACCAGTAACTTACTGTAGCTCGTGCGGTGTGCCGATGTATGAGGGTGAATATCTATACACGGTAGACGATGAGAAACTATGCGAAGATTGCTTGAATGACATGTATAGGAGGATGTTATAAATGGCACTTAAAAGCTACGAGGAATTAGTGAAAGTCGATGTAAGCCAGTATTGCGAAAAGCGAGATGGATTCACGTATTTGAACTGGGCGAAATGTATTGAACTGCTGAGACAGAATGGTGCTACCGAGGTGTATTGGGAGCCAATTCCTGATCCGCAAACCGGAAGCAGCCTTAGAAAAACAGACATCGAGTTTAAGGACAAGAACAATAATACAAATCGTTGTTATGAAACACGAATAAAAGTTGTGATTGACGATAAAGAGTATGAGATGCAGACGCCAGTAATGAACGGCGCAAATCCAGTAAAGGACAACTCCATGAGCCAACAGAGAGTATGGAACAGCATGTGCAGAGCGTTTGTGAAGTGTGTGGCTATTCATACTGGACTTGGATTTAACTTATGGTTGAAAGAAGAATACAACAAACTGGAAGCACAGATTCCTGGAACTGGAGAGAATCTTGCATCAGAAGCAAAAAAGAAAACGCTTAAAACGCAGTGTACGGCACACGGCATTGATTTAGAAGCTTGGGTATGCGGAAATGGAAAGACGGTGGACACACTTACAGAAACAGAATGCGCAATGATGCTGAATGCGATTAAGAAAAAGTATGGTGATGATTAATGGACTATACAGGGACTTTTGATAGCTTAGCGGTGGATTTTGCCACCAATAAGCAAAAAGCCAGTCTAACGTTAAATGAAGACGCAAGACAGGCATTTGAGAACCTTAGAGGAAAGCAGATTACAATAACGATTAAGGCATACAAGAAAAAAAGAAGTCTCGATGCAAACTCTTACTTTCATGTACTGGTTGGAAAGATTGCAGATGCGACCGGGAACAGCAAGGTATACATAAAGAATAAGCTAATAGCGGAATACGGACAGTACGAAAACATTAACAGTGCATTAGTTCCACTCCCCTTGGACGATGATATAGACGCATACAATGTGGAATTTGTTCATCTGCAACCTACATCTAGGACAACCACTAATCAGAAAGGAAAAGTATTCCGTGTGAATCTGGTAATGCGAGGGTCGCATACTTATGATACCGATGAAATGTCAAAACTGATTGATGGGACTGTGTACGAAGCGAAAGAACTTGGAATAGAGACCATGACACCGAACCAGATAAGCGAAATGAAAGAACGATGGGGTGTGAAGATTGGCGAAAAGACTTAAAAGTGTATTCACTGACGATATGGAGCACTGCTACTTTACGGGAAGTCCAAACTGTCACAGACACCACATTTTCTATGGTCCGTACAGAAAAAAATCGGAAGAATACGGATTTGTGATACCGATAGCACCGAATTTACACGAATTTACGCCAGAGAGCGTACACGGGAACCCGAACAGGGGGTTGGACTTAAAACTTAAGCAGATGGCACAGAGATATTTTGAAGAACACTGCGGAACAAGAGAAGAGTTCATACAGGTGTTCGGAAAGAACAGGTTGTAACTAATTAACATAGATTCATGTGGCACAGGAACTATTAACAGGTTCTAACGCATATCATCTCACCCATTCGATATGCACAGCACAAGATATTGTATCACGGCCGGAGAAGCCACACTCCGGCAGAAAGGAGAAAAGCGTTGGGAAAGAATAGAGAGACGGCAGAAAGCTATTTTAACCGAATACCGGATGGACATAGAAACGCCATGCAACGCCCGGCAAACCCTGTTATTGATCGACGACTGCGAAAAATGATAGAGAAAGAAAACTGCAATGGAGATTGCATCATCAATGTCGGATATGGAATATTCAGGCCGATACCGGGTGATCCAGAGGACGAAAGAGCACTGAAAGAGTATTTAGGCACAGAACTTTCGAGGGCGAGGGCAAGCCTTTTTAAAAGGCGGTGCATGAAGCAGACGTTTAAAAGCTGGAAAATGGCGGGGGAATACAATGCATTACATACTAATCATAAAAGGGAAACTGAACAACATGAATGATTATATCCGTGCCCTGAATACAAACAGGTACAAGGGTGCGGATATGAAGAAAGATAATGAATCCCGTGTGATACAAGCCATATATGAGCGATTTGGAAGATTGCGAATAACAAGGAAGGTACGGATGCACTACCGATGGTATGAGCCGGACAAGAGACGGGATTTGGATAATGTGAGCGCATTTGGGCGAAAGTGCATCCAAGACGCATTAGTAGATACCAAAGTCTTGCAGGACGATGGATGGAAAAACATAGTGGGATTCACGGATGAATTCTATGTTGATAAGAAAAATCCGAGAATTGAGGTGGATATTGAAGAGGTGTGAGCGAGAATTACATAAAACTTAGCAGAAAAATACTGGAATGGGACTGGTATCCAGATATAAAGACGTGTCGGTTGTTCTTACACATGTTGTTAAAAGCCAACTGGAAAGATGCAAGCTTCCGTGGAGAAGAGATCAAAAGAGGATCATTTGTCTCTTCGACATCCGTTCTTTCGAAAGAAACAGGGTTGTCTGAGAGCGAATTAAGGACAGCACTTTCGCATCTGAGAAAAACAGGTGAGATTACATGTAAAACCACAAACCGATATACCGTATATACGGTGAATAACTATGCAAGATACCAGACTGAACAGAAGAATGAAAAAAAAGAAAAGCCGACCAGACAGGAAGAAAAACCGGAGCAAGACAATGGATCCGTTGAAGCTGTCATAAAAGCCTGGAACGATTTGGAAAGATACGGGATAAAACCTGTAAAGAAGATAGAAAAGACTTCCAAGAGATATCAGAATTTACAAGCGAGATTAGAAAGCAACGGTTTGGATGAAGTCTTGCAAGCTGTGGACAATGTGAAGAAAAGCAAGTACTTACAAGGGAAAGTGAAAAACTGGAAGATAACATTTGACTGGTTTGTGTTACCAAACAACTTCACAAAAGTGTCTGAGGGACAGTACGAGGATAGCGGACAGGAGAAAAAAGGTTTCAATAATTTCGATGGCCGGAACTATGACATGAATGATCTGGCTAGAAAACTTATTACATAGGAGGAAGAAACATGGCAAAACCGGATGGATGCACTTATCCAAACTGTTTTATCTGTCCTTTGGCAGACTGTAGTTGGGCGAGTGCTAAAGCTGAATTACCAGGAGAAACAAAGAAAAAGCGGAGAATAGTAAGACGTAGCAAAAAGAACGATGCTCGGAGGTGACTTTGTGACAAGACAGGAACAGGCTATTGAGGATTTTAAACGGAAACCACATTATGCGGATCCGTATGAATATTGGAAAAAGAAACAGGAGGAAAAGAATAATGAGCAGTAATGTATTGGAATTAGCAAAGAAATTAGTAGCAGCTATCGAAAAAGAAGACCGGAAAAACAAAGTGATGCTGAAAGACATTCCGGTTGGTGGAAAGTTTGATACAGGTATCGGAAGATTCATTGTACTGGAACAGAAAGAAAATTACACTGCAGTTATTACAGAAGACTTATATCGTGAAGATGTGAAATTTGATGATGATTGTACGGAATACAGGAAATCATCATTAAGAGAACTGTGCGAAGGCGAAATTCTCAATGAGTTTTCTGAAGAATTTGGGAAAGAAAATATTTGCACAAATGAAGCCGGATTAGTAACAGTTGATGGACAGGAAGTATTTGGAAAACTCTTGACAAAGGTAAGACCTCTGACATTTGACGAAGCACGTGAATACAATGATCTGCTTGTAAACAAAGACCTACCGGATTGGTACTGGACTTGCACATCTTGGAGCACGAAAGAAAGAGGATGGGAGTATTCAGTAGCGGTTGTTTCTCCGTCCGGTGTCATCAGCCGCAATTGCTACTACGGCAGGCGCGGGGTGCGCCCAGTTTGTATCTTAAAATCTAATATCTTTGTATCCAAAGTTGAGGAGGAATAAATCATGATGACATTAAAAGAATTTGGAGAAAATCTGAAAAAGCTCAATGAAGCCTATGAGCAGTTAAAAGAGAAATACCAGAAACCGGAAATTGGAAAGACAATTGAAGTTGCCGGAATTAAATGGCTGGTGCTGGACAAGCTTGAAAAAGGATACTTGGTAATTTCGGATGAATTTTATGGGAAAAGTAGAGAATTTGATACAGACTGCAACAATTGGGATTCCAGCGATTTGAGACAGGAACTTAATACGGAACTCCGTAGAAAAATTGAAGAAGCAGTTGGAGAAGGAGGACTTCTCAAATTCACACGTGACTTATTATCTATGGACGGTCAGACAGAGTATGGTTCGTGCGAAGACTATGTATCGCTTATTTCGGTGGATGAATATCGTAAATATCGAAAGTTGCTGCCGAATACAGGTGAATGGTGGTGGACACTTACGCCAGATAGCACAAAATGCAATGATGATACAAGTTATATTCGGGTTGTTTCTCCGACCGGTAGCATCTACTACGATGACTACTACGGCAGGCGCGGGGTGCGCCCAGTTTGTATCTTTCTCTCTTCAATCTTTGAATCTTGTGAGGAAAATGATGATTAATGGAAGAGAACAAGCGGAAGAGTAAAAAAATTAATGAAAGAGGTAATGAAGTGACACGACAGGAACAGGAAGATCGGGAACAGGAACAATATCTTGCGGAGTGGTCTAAAAAACAGAAAGAGAAGCGAGAAAAGAAGAAACGAAAGTTTTGGTTTAGGAGGGATAGACAGTGGGAGAAGTAATAAAAGCTTATAAAGGATTCAACAAAGACATGACTTGCAGAGATTTCCGGTATGAAGAGGGGAAAGAATACGAAGAAGAAAAAGCCGAAACGTGTAGCTGTGGATTTCATGCATGCGAGCATCCGTTGGATTGCCTTGGATATTATGATCCGGCACACAGTGTATATCATGAAGTCGAACAGAGTGGAGAGATATCGAAAAGATCTGATGATACGAAAGTGGCATCCACGAAGATTAAGATTGGGGCAAGAGTGAGCATTGCCGGATTGGTACAGGCTGCTATCGAATATACGAAAGAGAGAGTTAAGCCAGAAGCAGAAGCTAATGAGGACTACGGGGCATCCAGTGCGACAGGCTACAAAGGGGCATCCAGTGCGACAGGCTACTACGGGGCATCCAGTGCGACAGGCGACTACGGGGCATCCAGTGCGACAGGCTACAAAGGGGCATCCAGTGCGACAGGCT